CCACTTCGAGACACTAAAAGATATGTTTTATAACCCAGATGGTTATAATTGCTTAAGCTTTAAAAATATATGGGACGAATCTGCTGCTACTAAAGAGTGTGGTTTCTTTATACCTCAGTATACTAATTTGGATTTTAGAGATGCTGAGGGAAATAGAATGTATATGGATTCTGATGGTAACACCGTGCATAAAAAATCATTAGAATTTATATTAGAAGAGAGACGTAAAGTAATCGAAAATGCAACTAGTAATAATACTATAGATAGATACGTAGCAGAGCATTGCCTAACTCCAGCTGAAGCATGTCTTGAATTTAATGGTAATATATTTCCTAAGAAAGAACTACAAGAATAGCTAGCATTGCTTAGGACCAATAAGAAACTATAGAATCATAAATAGGTAGGCGATTTAGTATGGCAACCGGACGGTAGTCTTAAATGGGTTATTAAGAAAACTGGAGATATAACCAGATACCCACTTAGACAAGGGGATGATCCTACCGGATCTATAGTAATATGGGAACATCCTAATAAGGATGCTAGTGCTGGTTTGTATATTGCAGGTATAGACTCATATGATTATGACGAATCGAGTACTACATCATTAGGTTCTTGTTTTATATATAAGAGAGTATAGTCTATAGAACAGTATTCAGATATAATAGTAGCGGAGTATACAGGTAGACCTAAATCAGCAGAAGACTTTTATGAAAATGTACGTAAATTGCTTATATACTATAATGCTAGAGCTATGTATGAGAATCAAAATAAGGGTATATTTGTTTACTTTACTAATAAGCATTGTGATTATCTATTAGCAGATCAACCAGATATAATCAACGATATAGTGAGTAATTCTAAAGTAAATAGAAAGAAGGGCTGCCATATGAATAAATAGATTAAGCAGTGGGGATGGGGTCTAATAAAAGACTGGCTTAACGATATTAATGCTGATGGTAAGAAGAACTTATACAATATAATGTCGGAACCGCTATTAGAGGAACTTATAGCTGCAAATGATGTAGTCAACGTAGACCGTGTAATGGCGTTGACCCAAGTAATGATATATAGAGAATAGCTATATAACGTTAAAGTAAAAGAGATTAAAAAAGAGAATAAAAATAGGGTATTATTTGAAGGCCCTATATTTACTCAGGAATGGTTTCGTGACGACGAAGCTATAGATAATATCGAAGCATATATGTTTTAATTATGAATAATATTAATCAAATGCCAATATAGAAACTTCCTATGTCTAAGAAGACAAAAGACTGGCAAGAAAGTTGTATAGACTATGTTATAGGTCGTAGCATGGGAGGTTCTAGAAATGGTAATAATAGAACTCGTAGAGAGGAGATGTAGACGTACTATGATCTTTATAACAGTATATACAATGAGAAAGATCTAAAGTATGTTACTAATCCTTTTAAACAGCAGGACGGCTTTCCTGCAATGGCTTAGGATTATAATATAATTAAGCCTAAGATAGATTTACTGTTGGGAGAAGAAACCAAAAGACCATTCAACTTCAGAGTAGTACGTACAAGTGATATAGCTGCTAGTGAGATGTAGGACAGAGCTAAATAGCTTTTAATAGATTATATTCAGGCTACTATAATGAGTAAATTAGGTCCTGAAGAACAAGCTAGATACTAGGAAGCTTTGCAAAATGGTGAAATAATGACTCCTTAGTAGATACAAAAATACATGAGTAAAGACTATAAAGATATCGCAGAAATAACTGCATATCACAGTCTTAATTACTTAAAGAATAAGTTAAATATTACTCATGAATTCTTTAAAGGTTGGAAGGATGCTTTAGTTGGTGGTGAAGAGATATACTATGTAGGTATACTAAATGGAGAACCGTGCCTCGAACGTGTTAATCCTATCTACTTTGATTATGATACTGAAACGTCCGACTTAGAATTCATTCATGACGCAGAATGGTGCTGTTATGAAATGAATATGTCTGTAACTGAACTATATGATAGATTATACGATAAGATGTCTGAGAAACAGCTAAATTAGTTGTTAGATATGATGGATCAAGCTTCTAAAGGGGGTATAAATCCTGAAGTAAGAAAGACGTCTTTAGATTATACTCATATTAAGACTCATACTATTAACGGGTTCAGCAGTAATCCATTTGATAGTACTAATAGTGTGAAAGTATGGCATTGTTGCTGGAAATCATTTAAGAAGATAGGCTTTGTTACTATAATTGATCCTGAATTAGGTGAGCCTAAAGAATATCAAGTAGATGAGAGCTATAAAGAGACCGGGACGGAACTTAATGTAGAATGGAAATGGATTACTGAAGTATGGGAAGGATATAGAGCAGGAGAAGACCTATATATAGGAATACAACCATTAGAATATCAATATACTTCATCTGATAATCCTAACTCTCAGAGATTGCCTTATACTGGAGTAGTATATAATAATACAAACAGTAGACCACGTAGTTTAGTAAGTATGATGAAACCATTACAGTATATGTATATTGTACTATGGTATAGACTTGAGCTTGCTATGGCTAGAGATAAAGGTAAAGTAGTAAATATGGATATTACTTAGATACCAAAATCTATGAATATAGATGTATCTAAATGGATGCATTATTTATCTGCTCTTGGTGTAAACTTTATTAATCCGTATGAAGAAGGATGGGATATACCTGGTAGAGAAGGAGGTAAACCTAGTCAGTTTAACTAGATTACAGCTCTTGACCTTACTATGGCTAATACCATAGATTAGTATATTAATCTTATGGATAAGATTGAAAGTATGCTGTCTGAGATATCTGGAGTTAGTAAACAAAGAGAAGGGTCTATTTCATCTAATGAATTAGTAGGTAATGTAGAACGTTCTGTAGTACAATCAGCTCATATTACTGAACCTTGGTTCTGGACACACAATTAGGTAAAGAGAGAATGCTTAACTATGTTGCTTAATACTGCTAGATGGGCTTGGAAGGATGGTAGTAAAACGCATCTACAATATATATTAGATGATGCTACTAGAGCATTCTTAACACTATCAGATGATATGCTTTATGAGGATTTTGATATCTTTATAGAAGATACTACTAAGAATCAACAGTATATAGAAACACTTAAGCAGTTAATGCAACCCGCTATGCAGAACGGAGCTAGCTTACTCGATATAGCTGAAATCATTACTATGGATAATGTTAGTATGATTAAGTCTAGATTAGAGGAGATTGAGCAGAAACGTATGGAACAGCAACAGGCTATGGAGTAGGCTCAAGCAGAACGCGAACAGCAAGCTATTCAAATGCAAAATGAGATTAAGGAAGAGGAGCTTATGATTAAAGAAGCAGAAATGGATCTTGAGAAATATAAGATAGATCAGGATAATGCTACTAAGATTACTGTAGCTCAACTTAATGCTTATAGAGGTGCTGAGAATATGGATCAAGATGGTAATGGAATTCCAGATCCAGTAGAGATAGCCCAGCAAGCTTTAGCTGAACGTAAGCAAGCATCTGATGAAGCTTCTAAACAATTTGAATTCAATGCTAAGATTAGAGAGCAAAAGATGAAGAAAGAGATAGAAGATAAGAAAAATCAGCTTGAAAGAGAAAGAATGGACCATGAAATGAAGTTACAAGCAGCCAAAGACAAAGCGGCAATGGAAAGAGAAAGACTAAAAGCTAAAACTGCAATTAAGAATAAAGTAACAGGAGAGAAATAAAACATGGAACCACAAGAAAAAGAATGGAATAGGATTACAAATAAATATCCAAGAGATCTAACCTGTGATATATAGTGTTGGTTATGGTGCGTTGGGAAAAATAACAATACTAAGTATTTCGTAGATATTTTTAATCAAATTACTAAGACTAGTTTATTTCGATATAGTTCTCACAATATATTTGATATAGACGGCGTAATATTAAACAAACTAAAGGAATATGAATTGGCTTAAAGAAACATGGTGGATAGTTAAACAACTATTTACTAAAGTAAAAGCAGATAAAGTAGAATATAAACACATGGATCACTATCCATTTAGTGGTTATTCAGCAATGAGCTGGTGTGGTTACTTGTTAAGTAGAAAACCTGAATCTCAGATTAAGCCTACTACTTGGAATCATGAAAATATTCATCTCTATGAAGCTAAAGATAAAAAGAGATGGATAAGTTATTATTGGTCTTATGTGTGGGAATGGATTAAAGGTAACCCTATAATCTATCCCGCATCTAGTGCTTACTATACTATTCCTTATGAGATGGAAGCTTATGCTAATGATGATAACTTTGATTATCTGAAAACACGTAAGCCTGAAGATCTTGATAAATATAAGATTAAGGATAGAAAGAAAACTTATAAGGCTAATAAAAAGAATTGGAAACAATATCTTAAAACAATTAAATAATAGGAGGAATTAATTATGGCATGTGGAGGTAAGAAATCCGGTAGCTCTAAGAAGGGTAAAGGCGGAAAGAAATAATTGAAAGATTATGGATAAACGAGCATTTAAATAGAGAATGCAAAACCTAAAGTCTTACCGGGAGAATAATCCCGGTAAAGGCTATTGGGATTGGAAAGTAGAAACATTTGCAGATGGTGGTCAGACAGGTGATCCTGAGAAGGAAAGATTCTATCAGGCTACAGGTAGAAGTAGTAGTGGTAGACCTTTAGAAGAAGGTTTAAAACCTGTGTTCAGTCTTGAAGATGCTGCTAATATGACTCCTATTGGTGATGCTATATCGGCTAAAGACGCTTATGATGCAGTAAAGAATAGAGATTGGTTGAGTGCTGGACTAGCCGCTCTTACAGTATTACCTTTTGTTCCTAGTGGTTTAAGAAATGTAAAAGCTGCTGCTAGATACATTCCTACTGTAAATAGAACTGAATAAAGTTTAATAAATTAGGCTCTGGGTAATATTAGTAAGAAAAGAGATTATTTATCAGATATAGCTAATTCTAGAAATAGAGTTCTAGAAGACATTAATACAATACCTTACCGTAATAGAGCTGAATAGGCAGATAAAATATTCGGTACTAATTATAGTGAAACTTATGATCTGCTTGATGATTTGTATCAGCATAGGTACTTTGATTTACCTGAAGTTCAACCCAAAGATATGGTAGCTTCTGGAAGATTATAGGCTAAACCATTTGCAGAAGAACGATTTAATAAGACTGGAGTAGGAGCAGAACCTAATGAGTTTGATTTATGGGTAAACACAGGAATGTATAGAGATCCTATGCAATTAGCTAATCACGAGATGAATCATTATACTGATTATATAATTAGTAGAAATGCAGATACATCTATTAACAATAACATGTTAAAACAGCTAGAGAATTCATTAAAATAGACAGATGCTACCAGTTATTATAGAAAAGGTACAGAATAGAAAGCTTATATGAATTAGCTAAGAACTATGCTCAAATAGAATGGATATGTATAGAATTTAGATGAACCAGTATCGTCTACTCTACTTAAGAAGTATCTAGATAAAATGTCTGATAGTGATCCTATAAAGAAGATGTTTAAACAGCATAAGAATATTAATGCGTATACTAAATGGTTTAACACTATTCCGTTGCTTGGTACTACTGCATTAGGAACTAACGCTTACTTTAATGATAATAAAAATGAGTGATCTGATAGATTATACAGGTATCATGCCGGAATATCCCATACCTTCATATAAGTATGGTGGTATTCATATAAAGAAAAAGAATAGAGGTAAGTTTAATGCCTTAAAGAAAAGAACTGGTAAAACTACAGAAGAACTTACTCATAGTAAAAATCCATTGACACGTAAGAGGGCTATCTTTGCTCAGAATGCGAAAAAATGGAAACATAAAGGAAGAAAGAAAAAATAATAAATCTAATTATATATAATTATGGATAATATAACATTGAACGGTTTTGAGGTGTTTGAAGAACTCATGCCAGGAGCAAGTGTAAAGAATAAACCTATTGTTTCTCCTACTAATGAGGAAGAGGAAGAAACAAAAATTGATCTTGAAGGAGTAGGAGAAGAACTCAGTGAAGAAGAGTTAAGTAATATTCGTAAGAATACTAAAACTGAAACTGAGGAAGAGAAAGAGGAAGAGCTTGAAGAAGAAGATAAAGAAGTAAAATCTAAATCTAAAGCTAAACCTAAAACTACTACAAAGGAAGAAACAGAGGAACCTGAAGTTGAGGAAGAAGAACCAGAAGAGTCTACTGATGAAACTACCATAGTAACAGGTTTCTTTGATTCTTTGTCTGAAAAGTTAGGTTGGGATGATATTGAGGATGATGATAAACCTAAGACTGTTGAAGATCTTATTGATTACTTTAACGATGTAATTGAAGAAAACTCAGTACCACAATACGCTAGTGAAGAAGTTGAGCAACTTGATAAGTTTGTTAAGAATGGTGGTAATTTAAGAGATTATTTCTCAATTGACAGCGAAATTGATCTTGATGATATTGATCTTGAAGACGAAAGTAATCAGAAGTTAGTATTAAAAGAATTCCTTAAAGAAAAAGGATTTAATACTAAACAAATTGAAAAGAAACTCACTAAATATGAGGAAGCTGGTATTCTTGAAGATGAATCATAGGATGCTGCCGAAGCTCTTAAGGATATAAGAGAGAGTAAGAAACAACAGCTATTGAAAGATCAAGAAAATGCTGCTAAGCTTGCAGCTCAACGCCAACAGGAGTACTTTGATACCGTTGTCAACGAAATAAAGGGCATGGATAATATCCGCGGTGTTAAAATTCCCGAAAAGGATAAACAGATACTGTTGGAATATATATTCAAGCCTACCTCTGATGGTATGACTAAATTCCAAAAGGATTGGTCTAAGAGCGTAAAAAATTTAATTGAGTCTGCCTACTTTACTATGAAAGGAGACACACTTGTAAAAGCCGCCGAAGTAAAAGGTCAAAATGCAGCTATTAACAAGTTTAAGAATAGTCTTAATAGAACAGGAGTAAGTAGAAAGACTAAGAAACAGGATAACACTAGCACCGAGTCTATGTGGAATTCTTTTGCGCGAAGATTACGTGCAGATTAATATTAACTAATAAAAATTAAAATTACTAGTATTTTATGGATAATAATATTCTAAATAACTTAGTTTTATACAAAGGTAAATGGTTCAGTGATTTGATTGATACCGCTAAGATTTCTGCGGCTTCTCAATAGAATCCATATCAGGTTGCTACCGTGTTGTCTTATGTATTCGGAACTAAGGATAATGGTTACAACACTTCTTTGGATATGCTTACTGGCGGTCTTGGTAATGTAATGACTATCGACCAACCGAGCTGGGAGTGGAATGTAATGATTGATGCCGATAGAGCAGTTACAATTAGAGATGCAAAATGGAATGGCGCAGCTATTACAGATGATTCAACTGCAGGTCTTGGCAATACACCGATTATGTTATGGCTTAACTTAGTTATAAACTAAAACAGGTCCTTTTGAAGGAAACTTCAATCGAATAATTCCGTTAATTGCTGGAAACTCCTAAAGATATTTAAACCATAGAGTAAAATATAAATATATAGAATTATGAATAATAATAAAAATGGACAATCAGCAGCCAAGCAAATTACTGATATGAAACCAATACCTGGTTTTGAAGATTATTTAATATCAAAACAAGGTGATGTATATTCAACTAAAACTAATAAGTTCTTTAATCCATCTAAAACTAAAGATGGTTATTTGAAAGTAGCTTTAAGAGGAAACGGAAAGTCTTATTACTTCAGAGTTCACAAATTAGTAGCTATGACGTATTTAGATAATCCGGATAATTTATCAGAAGTAAATCATAAAGATTTTAACAGAACGAATAACTGTTTAGAGAATCTTGAATGGGTTTCACACGATGATAATATGTTATACTCTAAAATTCAAAATAGATTTAAAGGAGATAAACCTCTTAGAAAAGCTTTTATATTTACAAATGTTTTTAATGGAGAATCGTTTACTATTATCGGTATGAAGAATGTTGCTAGACATTTTGGAGTATCTCAAGATAGTTTAAAAGCATTAAGAGCAAATGCAAATACTGGAAAATACATTAAATCTGGTATATTTAAGAACTTAAGAGTAGACATTCAGGATTTGAAGGTTCAACGACTAGAGAGTGATCTCGTAGCTTCAAGTGAAGCGAAATGCGGAACATCCATTAAGGATGAAGATATAGTCTAATCTTACATGAAAGTGTAAGCAGCTTAAAATAACAAACCGTTTTAAGCGAATGTAATTTAACGAATTACGTTGAATATAATGTGAAGATAACTGGTTTGGTCCTACTGCTGTATTGGAATTTGATGATAAGGAATTCCAAGTACGTGTAGCAGGTGCTCCGTATCAGGACGGTAACCTGTGGGTATATACTTGTTTTGTAGCTGATGGTCAGCCTACTTCTTATATCCCTGCAGAACTCTTGAAACCGGGTTGCCAAGTATCTCGTCTGGCTTCTGCTGTTGAAGAGTACAGTGAAGAGGGTGATATCCTGAACTATAATACTCATTTCAAGATGCGTAATTATCTTACTACAATTCGTATCAACTATGATATTACTGGTTCAGCTTATTCTACAGTAATGGCTATTGCTTTGCAAGATCCTAAGACTGGTAAGAAGTCTTATTTGTGGGCTGATTATCAGGAATGGGTAGCTCTGCGTGAATGGTATAAGAGATGTGAACGTATGTTGGTTTACATGAAATCTAATGTAAACAAAGATGGTTCTTGTAATCTGAAGGGTACTAACGGCCGTCCGGTATTTATTGGTGCTGGTCTGTTGGAACAGATTGCTCCGTCTAACAGACGTTACTATACTCATCTTACTGCAGAACTGTTGGAAGACTTCCTGTTTGACCTGTCTTATAACGTACTTGGTACTAACGAACGTAAGTTTGTTGCATTGACTGGTGAAATGGGTATTCGTGAATTCGATAGAATTCTGAAAGAAAAGGTAGTTAACATGAACTTGATTGATACTGTATTTGTAACTGGTTCTGGTGATAGCCTTACTTTTGGTGGTCAGTTCAAGACTTATAAGATGACTAATGGTATCGAGTTGACTCTGAAGTATTTCCCGCTGTATGACGATATTACTTACAATCGTAAGTTGCATCCGGTTACCTTGAAACCGCTGGAATCATATCGTATGACATTCCTGGATCTGGGTAGACGTGATGGTGAAGCTAATATCGTTAAAGTAGTTCGTAAGGATCGTGAATTCGTAACTTGGACTACCGGTGGTGCAGTTCTTCCGTCTGGTTATGGAAAGTCTATTAATACTCTGAGGTCTAATGGTAAGGACGGTTATACTGTATTCTTCCTTGGAGAAATGGGCATAATGTTAAGGGATCCACGTGCGTGTGGGGAACTAATCATGGAAGCTGAGTGATAAACTAACTTTTTTATACAATATTTAGGAACCTTGCGGAATGATCAGCGTTATATAATATATAACAAAAAATATTATATATTATGATGCGTTCATACGATGTTTATAAAATAACAAACAAGGTTAATAATAAAGTATATATAGGTATCACAAGTAAAGGTATAAGTGCTCGGTGGAAAGAACATATCTATAGTGCCGAGCACGGATGCCCTTTCAAGTTACACAACGCTATAAGAAAATATGGAAAAGAGAACTTCTCAATAGAACTTATAGATTTCTGTAATAGTTGGGAAGAACTCACAGAAAAAGAACAATATTATATTTCCGAATACAAATCATTGCAAGATGAATTTGGTTATAATATGACAGAAGGTGGAGATGGAACCTTCGGTCGAACTCATTCTGAGGAAACTAAAGAAAAGATTCGTCAAAAGGCTATTGGTAGAGAAGTTACTGAAGCTACCAGACTTAAGTTATCCGAAGCCGGAAAAGTAATTACAGAAGCAAGAGAAGCTTATCGTAATTCTGGCAATATTGGATCTTCTAGGAGAAAACCAGTTCTACAATACACTAAAGATGGCTATTTTATAGCAGAGTATTGCGGTGTAAATGAAGCATCTAGACTAACCGGAATACACGTTACAACTCTATCTAACGCTTTAAAAAATAGAAACGTAATTGGTTCTAAAGTAAATCCTTATATTTGGGTTTATAAAGAAGATTATCCTAATGTACCTGAAACAGTTCCGGCTAGTTTATTTGCTAAAGACCCTGACTGGAGGCCTACTATATCAGAAGCTTGCAGAAAGGCTGATTTAGAGTCTAGAAAAAATAGAAAAGTAACTAAAAAACAAAAGCATATTGCTATTGAAAATGGCTTAAAAGTAGCTAAAGCTATAAATCAGTACGATAAGGATGGTAATATGATCAGAGAGTATGTTTCTATTATTGAAGCATCTAGAGAATCTGGTTGTGATAGAAGAGGAATACAGCGACAGTTACAAAACCCAATAGATCCAAATAATAAACGAGCCTGGAATAACGCTAAATATATCTGGAAATATAAAGAACAACTAACTGAACAATCTAATTAATAATTATGGAAGTAATCGTTAGAATAATTAAAACCAATCCCTGGACTGGGATTACTAAATGGCCTACATGTTTTGACTATGTAAGCTCTTACTGGACTAGATCTGGTAATTTATATACTGGTTTATCTGCAGAAGATGCAGCTAGATTAGAAAAAGAAATTGGTTATCCTGAGGGATAGTTATCTCCCAATAGTGCGTTCTGGGATACTTTTGCTATTAAGATTGGCAAAAAGGATTTGATATTGGATACTAATAGACCTGAGGATGAATTAAAATATCTATTCCTTAAGAAACATAAGAGAGTAGCTAATGGCCTTAACGATATTAAGCCTAGCACTGATTATGTTATGATTAATAAGGATAGTGAAGCAGAAGAACAGAATAAGTTCAATAAGGTTAAGCGTGAAGCATATAGAGAAATGGATAAGATGTCTACTGAAGAAATGCGTAAGTGTTTACGTCTATATGGTATGAAATCAGATTCTATGTCTAATGAGGTTGCTGAAGCTAAACTGTCAGAATTTATTGAAGCTGATCCTTCTAAGTTCTTGATGAAATGGGTAAATAACACTAATAAAGAAATTAACTTCGTAATTGAAGAAGCTATTGCTAAAAACATTATTAGAAAGAATCGTGCTCAATATTACTTTGGTACTGATTTAATTGGTAATGGTCTTGAAGATGTAATTGCTTACTTAAAGAATAAGAGTAACCAAGAAATCAAGTTAGCAATAATGCAGGAAATAAAATCTAAATAATGACTAATAAAGATTCTCATATAATTTTCAAGGTAATTCTGGATAAGAATGCAGAAGGTATTGCTTATGGCGGATGCCCCGCATTTTTAGACGAGGAAGTAGACTTATTTCTTAACCAAGCATAGCTAGAAATCTTAAGTAATAAGATTACTGGCAATAATGCTTTAAGAGTAGGTTTAGAAGGTTCTGTATCTAACTTATCTGAGATAGAAAAGTTAATAGCTACAGATGTTAATCTTCATGCTGTACATACAGACTACAATGAGTATGCATTAGAAGATGTTCATGATGAAGATAATAGAATGACTATACTTAGTGTATTACTTAAGTATGGACAATTCTAGACTAACTGCGTACTTACTAGTCATGAGTTAGTAAAGCCTTTTAAGCAGACTTATAATAATATACCTTGGGTAGAGAATCCAGTAGCTACTTTAGAAAACGATAAACTCTTAGTATATGTAGATCCTGTTTTAATGCAGGATCCTATGTATGCTCCAAGAGTAGAAGATAATACAGAGTTCTATAGAGTAGATCTAACTTATGTTAAGAAACCAACTAAGTTTGACTACACTAAACCTGAACAAGAATTAGATTTTCCTGAGGATGTCATGTATGAGATTATTAATAGAGCTGTAGTAATTGCTTTAGAGAATATAGAATCTCAAAGACAATCTTCTAAGTTTTAGTTAAACCAAGTATCTGAATAATTATGTGTGAGAGAGATTTTCAAATAAATGTAGAGAGGCAGCTGAATAATATCATACCTCATTATAATGAAACTATCAAGTTTCCTTCAGATACTTTGTTTCATTTTATAAATAAAGCTAAAGATGAGTATGTTAAATAGAATTTTAGAGTATTCTAGAGAAACCAAGAGATTACTGATAACATACGTACTTTAGTGAATACTAAGAGCTATACTACTTATAGTTTTAGTAAATTAGGTAATAAATGGGAAGCCAATTATCCTGAAGATTATATGTTTGCACTTGGTGAAAATGTATATATAAGTATAAAGGATAATAAATGCAATAACTTAATTACTCGTGAATCTGATGTAATAGAGGCTACAATAGAGACAGTAAGCTCTAGACTAAGTAATAGCCTATCAGATCATAAATTGCGTTATAATCAAGCAAAACCTATTAGAGTATATACTGACAATAAAATTGTATTATATACTGATGGTAATTATGATATAAGTTCATATGAGCTTACTTACTTAAGAAAAGCTAAGGGCTTAGGTACTCTCTAGGATCTAACTAAAGAGTATACAGATTTACCAGAAAATACACATTAGGATATAGTTGATCTAGCAGTTCAAATGATAGTACAAACTATACCTAATACAAGTTCTAAGAAATCTTAGGACGAATAATTAAGGCGCTTACGGCCGTGGAAATCTGAAATAATGAAAGTAGAAAGTAAGCGAATAGACTAAGCGCTAATGTCTAATTTAATTAATAAAAAACATTTTATGATTACAAGTGTACATTCCGTATTAATCGGAAAACAAGCTCCTGCTTCTTATACTACAGTAGATGCTTTGAATGCGGGCGACGTTGCTTTGTTTGATGAAAATAAAGCTCTTATTAAAACTGCCGCTGAAGCAGTAGATGCTAATTCTCTTTATGTAGGTGTAGCAGGTGAAAAGATGAATGTTACTATGCCTGATGGTACAGTAGCTCAGAAAGCTAATATTGATTTCTCTACTGAAATTCAGAAAGCTTCTAAACCGTCTGCAGTTATTGGTGAACATGTTGAGCCAGTTGAAGAGAAGATTGTTATTACTTTAACTGATGCTACTATTATTGCTGGTAACCGTTACGTTCTGCGTATTGTTTATAAAGATATGTACGAAGCTGCTTGGCAGTTTACTCATACTTATGAAGTATATGCTGAGACTACTACAGCTAAAGACTTGGTAGATGCTTTCTTGAAGAAGATTAACGCACACAAGAATCGTAGAGTACAGGCTTCTGCTTCTGCTGCTGTTCTTACTTTGACCGCTATGCCGAAGGATGATAACGAAGGTGTTTATTCTCTGAATGAATACAGTGTTGTATCTATGGAAGCTTCTCTGTATGAAACTATTCCTGGTGCATTGCTTGCTAATCAACCTAAAGCCGTTGCTGGTGCTAAGATTGAAAAGACTGCAGGTAATCCTGGTAAGGGTTATTGGAAGCAAGTACGTGACGCAGAAGTACGCAACATGGGTTATAAAGGTCATGTATTTACTGGTGCATATCCTATTGTTGAACAGCTTCGTAAGACTGTTGAAGGTGCAGAATATGACTATGCTATCATTGAAAATGATAACCTGTACTTGAGCAATGATAATCAGTACATCAAGACTACTCCGTTGACTACGGAAGTTTATTGTCCTAGTTTAGTTGATTCTATCGTAGATAAAGGTATTCAGTCATTTATCGCTGGTAAGACAATTGCCTAATCCACATTAGAGAGATTGAATTTGGGATAAACATTCCTTTTACAAACTACAGAAGTGGAGTTGTGGAATATTCCACTCTCCACTTTTTTTATTGTTGATATATGGACAAATTAACAAATATACAAATAGATGGTGATAAACTGACCTTTAAAATAGAAACTGAAGTAAACCTTAGTAGCTATAGTAAGGAAGTTTATATAGATGAAGTATGGAATTTAAAGAACATACTTGAAGACAGTCCTATACATAACATTGACTTTTCTGAGAATATTACAATTGATTCCGATAATAATGTAACTGTAACTAGTGATGATATTCTAGAGTTAGATTGGAATATGAAGTATGTTACATTAAGATGTTTTACAGATCAGGAAGAAATACATTTTCATGGCATATACTACAATCCTTCAATTGTATATATGGCAGAAATTAGGAAATTACATACTCACTGTTCAACTTGTTTAGATGATTAGACTATGCAGAATATAATGTTAGTAGTCTTTAAGAGATAGTTGCTTGAGTATGCTCTAGCATCCGATTATTATCGTGATGCTTTGCAATTATATGTAGATATATGTAGATTACTTGAAATATCTATTAAGCCAAAATGTGCAGCTAATACTTGCTGCAATAATGCTATTCTTACTCAGAAAGGTAACTGTTTTAATACAGAAAACGACAAATGTCTTCACTTAGAGAAAGAGCGTAACTCTGCTACTTTATTTAGTGGTATTTGTTACTCTTGTTCTAATAATACTTGCAGTACTGGAAATTGCAGTAACGGTTATTGTAAATTATAAAATAAAGAGATATGACACAAAAATGTGATGGTGTAAAGATATTGGACTTAGAAGAGAAGCTTGAAGCTACAGGTGGTGAATACATTGTTACTGCAGAGAAAGACAATAACTATAAATTACCACTTGAATCAGTAGCTGATATAGTTATAGGTAATTCTAAGTTTAAGGCTGCAATTAAGGATGTATACGAATCAAGTACTCCTACAGCATCTGTGTCTTTAGACAAAGATAAATTCTTATTTTCATTTGGTATACCAGCAGGTAGAACCGGAGATGCAGGTAAGGATGGTAAAGATGGTAAGGACGGTAAGGACGGTAAGGATGGTATTGATGGTGTACCAGGTATAGATGGAGATACTACTAGAGTAGTAATAGCATATAAGTCTACTAAAACTATGGAGAGACCTGATACTCCTGTAGGTGGTAGTTGGGATTACGATACTAATACTATTACTTATCCTGAAGGTTGGTCTGGTAGTGATAGTAATCCTAATGGTTATGTGTGGATGTCTACTGCTACATTCTCTAGTAAAGGAACTATAGTAGTTCCTTGGAGTACTCCTGTCAGACTTACAGGTGCAGATGGTCATGATGGTTCAGATGGTAGTAATATTGAGTTTGTATATAAACTTACTGTAACTAGTTTAGTTACTCCTACTAAACCCACAGGTAATAGTCAGACTGAAGCTATTAGACAAGGTTGGACCGATCATCCTACAGGTATTAGTGAATAGTATCAATGTGAATGGGTTTGTTCACATAACTTGCAAACTGATGGTAGTTGGAGTGAGTGGAGTGATCCTACTATTTGGTCTAAATGGGGAGTAAATGGTAAAGATGGTGATGGAGTAGAGTATATATATCAGCGTACCAAGTTACCTGCTTCTCCTAAAGAGATTACAGATAATAATCCAGATCAGGATGAATATATACCTCAATCAGCTCCTGGTGAACAACCTTGGACAGATGATCCTAAGGGAGTAAGTGAAGAGTTTAAATATGAATGGGTTAGTAAAAGAAAGTATAAAGGTGATACTCACAAATGGGGTAACTTTAGTTCTCCGTCATTATGGGCTAAATGGGGAGATGATGGTCAAGATGGTCAACACCTTAGAGTAATGTATACTAAGACATCTGGTAGTGATGTTAAGCCTAGAGACCCAGATAGATTAAATATTAACCCTGGTAGTATTTGGGGGGTAGGTATGCCCTCTGTGACTGGTAAAGAAGCCATATGGGGTATTCAAGCTTTAGTTACTTTTGATAATAAGTTAGTAATTGATGAATCATTACCTGAAGATGAAAGAGGTTGGCAAGGACCTTATTTAATTACAGGTGTACCTGGTCTTGATGGTAATAACTTTAATTATCAAGTAGAAGCATTTAAATAGAGTTCTACTCAACCCGAAAAGCCTACTAGTAATGACCCGTATCATCCAGGCGATGGTTGGGTACTTACGCCTGATATGTCTACTGGTATATGGTGGAAATGTATAGCGTTAGTTCAAGGTGAAACAGGTACAGTAATAGAATGGGGCGCTGTAGTAAAAATAACAGGTCAAGGAGTTGTTATTAAAGGTACTCTAGATTCTACAGACGATCTTCCAACGGAAGGTAACTAGATAGGAGATGGATGGGTTATTGATGGTTTCTTGTGGGTATGGAATGGTAGTGACTGGGTAAATGTAGGTAAGGTTCAAGGCACGGATGGTAACTACTATGAATACAGATTTGCTAGAAATAATAGTTGGGAAATAGCTCCTTAGTTAAATGCAGCTGAACGTTATCCGGCAGGATGGAGTTCTACTGCTCCAGCGTTAAGTAGTGGTAAAGTATTATGGGCTACATTTGCTCTTATTAATGGTGGAGATAACACATTAATGGAACAATGGTGTGATCCATACTATATGACTGGTATGACTGGTGATAACGGTGGTTCTGGTGTTCCTGGAGTAGGTTATGAGGTTAGATACTGTAAGGGTACTGAAACTACTTATACTGGTGAGACTTGGAGTGATTCTATGAAATGGAAAAGAAATCCTACAGGTTGGTCTATGGATGTTCCTGAGCTTACCAATGGAGATGAGTATAATTATATATGGTTTATTCAATGTAGAGTTATTGACGATGATATGGAAACTGCATGGTCTAAACCTAATCCTATGGGTGGTATAATTACTCCAGATCCAGTAGGTTCACAACCTATAGCATATCCTGCTGGTATATATAGTACTAGCACTCCTTATATTAATGATGGGGAGAAAGCTCCTTATGTATATGATACTAGTGATGGTAACTACTATTTCTTAAAATCAGTAATGACATGGATTGGTACTCAACAAAATAACGAATCTCCTGCTACGGATACATCTGGTGCATGGACCGTATTAGAGAATTATGAGGCAATCTATACTGATTTACTTATTGCACCTAACTCATTAGTAGGTGGAGCTGTATTTAACAATAACTTGATGTTCTCACAAAGAGGTAAGAACTCTAGTGGTGGTGATAGTTCTAGATATGAACTAATTGATGCTAGTAGTTCTGCAAATGCTATGAATCCTTCTAACGAGTTTAGACCTAACTTCTTATTAGATTTTGAAAGTGGTGAAGCTTACTTTGGAGCTGGAGGTATACACTTAGCTGCTGATTCTGAGAATAGTTAGTTGTAGTTAACTACATCTGATACTAAGCTTACGCTAGACGGTAGCGGGTTGAGTATGATTAATAATTCAAGCAGTGGTGCATTATCTACTTCTGGTACCTATATAAAGAAAAATAATATATCATAGCTTACAAGTGATTATTAGTTTAAACTAGATTCAACAGGTATGCGTATGGGTTAGGCTTAGTCTCCATTTACTGAGTGGTTTGGTTTAAATTCTGATGGTAGTGGACAGCTAGCAAAAGGTAATATCACTTGGAATTCCTCTGGAGAAATTAATGAACTTAACGTAGGGGATAGTACTAACGGTAAAGTAATATTAGCGGGTGATAGTTTTAGTGGACTGAGAGTACCTCAATCTACAGATTCAGACTTTTATCTAATAGATATATACGGATCTTAGAATACAACTCCCAAATCAGGAACAATATACGTTAGAAGTAGTAATGGTTCATAGATATATATATCTGGAGATGGTAGCATATATGTACAAAAAGTATCAGGAGGTAACACCTATTCCGCTAGTTTAGACCCAACAGTAGGTTTGGTATTCAAAAAAAATAGTGCTACTACTAAAACATACGCAAACACATAATTACTATGGATAAAGCAAAAGAATATATAAACAGTAAAACAAACTCTATACTTAAAACTAATATACTTAGGAACAATAGAGATGTTGTAGCAACCATAGTATACAATGAATTGACAGATTTATTGGAGTTTAGTAACACATCTAGTGTTACTACTCCTATAGATTCTGAAATACTAAAGAGATACTTACATTAGGTTAAACCACAATTATATAGTGGTATACCTATGAAACTCAAACCATATTGTATTAAGTGTGGTTGTGGTAATGGATACTTTAGAGGATTGTATGATCCTTATGTATTAGCATTGTTGACAGAGGATGCAGATCCTTGGTTATGGGAAGATAACGGTGTAGTACTGTTAGAATAGTAGAAAGAAAATAATTTGATTGACAATGATAGCAAGAATTAAAGGTTTAAAGATTAGTCAAGCTTCAGAACGTACTGCTGTCACAGGATAGGAAATGATTCCATTCCAAGATGGTGAAAGAAATGGTAAGATCCGAATGATAGAGTTTAAAGATATGACTATGTATATCTTTGATCCTACTATCGTTGATAGTAAAGTAAGTCAAGAAGATTATGACACATTAAAGCAAGCTATAGAGGAAGGTAAGCTTATCTATACTATTAATTCTAATAGAAATGGATTAGACTTAGCAACCGAAGTAGCTATAGTTGGTGGTACTATATACATTGAATCTCCTGACTTTATTAAAGAAGAAGATACAGATAATATATCTCAAGTAGTATTTGATACTATTACTGTAGATAGTTCATTAAACTATAGTAAAGAACAATATACTACTACAGTAATTAAGACTACTGGAGATGGTACTAAAGTACTTACAGACAATGGACAGTACGTATATATAGGTAATTTAGCATTAACTAATATTAAGTTTAAAGATGGTACTAATACATCTACTTATGACTTAGTAACTAATGGCATCACTTTCAGATAGAATGCTACTCCTTGTGTATCATGGAATACCGTTAAAAGTGGTAACAATATCTATATGGATATACGTATAGCTAATGCTACTGCTTCTATGGACGGTCTTATGAGTAAGGAAGACTATGTAGAACTTAATACTACTATTCCTGGATAGATTGAAGACCTAAAGGAAGCTGACTCTAATCTAAGTAATAGAATAGATGATCTTGATGATAAGATTGATAAAGAGATTGCAGATAGAGAAGCAGAGATAGACCGTATAGAGAATAAGTTTGATGGAGTTACTGACAAGTTAGAGGAGGCTCTACAGAAAGAGATTGAAGATAGAAAAGCAGGCGACACTACTATTACTAATAGTTTAAATGCATTCATTAGTACTAAAGGTCAACCTAGCGGTTTAGCTGAATTAGACTCAACTGGTAAGGTTCCTGCAGCTCAATTACCATCTTATGTAGATGATGTATTAGAGTTCTCTACTAAAGCTCAATTCCCTCAGATTGGTGAAACTGGTAAGATATATGTATCTAAGGATACTAACTTAACATATAGATGGACTGGTACTCAATACTTAGAGATTAGTTAGAGTTTGGCATTAGGTGAAACTCCTAGTACAGCGTATCCTGGAGATAAAGGTAAAGCTAATAGAGATGCTTTAAATAGTATGCCTACTAAACTTACTTCATATCTTACTCCTACTACTAGTACTGGTGAATTAGTTAAGATTAACTATAAGTATGCAGCTAAAGATGGTTTAAATTATGGTCCATTACAGGACGATAATATAGATATACCATCAGCTACAACTACTAACGCAGGTGCTATGTCTGCAATAGATAAAGGCAGACTAGATGACTTATATAATGAATTTGGTAGTATATAGAACCCTGGTGATAAACTTGATTCACTGCCTAATAACTTAGTTACCGGTATAGATGCAACATCTAGAAATACAACTAGTGTAACTATTAATTATAAGCAATCTGATTTGTCTACGGCTAGTAATTCATATGCTAATCCTATTACTAAGTCATAGACTATACCTGCTGCTACACAATCTGCAGCTGGTGTAATGACTGCTACTGATAAATAGAACTTAGACGTCAATATACCTAATAGAATTACTAATCTAGATAATAGAGTAACTACTGAAGTAGATAGATTAGAAGAGCTTATCGAGAGCAGTTCATCCGAGATTACTAACGATTTGAATGTAGAGATTCAAGCTAGAAAGGATGGTGATAATTAGTTACAGACTAACATCAATAATCTGTAGTCTACTATGAATACAGAATTAGCTAAGAAGGTTGGTAAAGTAACTGTAGCTGGTTCTGGTAATGCTGTTACTACTGCATCTATTAGTGGCGATACTCTTACTCTAACTAAAGGAGCTACATATAATAACTATGTACATCCTGCTGGTTCTGCACCTAGTAAAGCATCTGGATTCTATAAGTTCTCTACTGATTCTACTAGTCATGTAGCTAGTGTTACTGCTGTAACTAAAGCTGATATAACTGCATTAGGTATACCTGCATAGAATACTAATACTACATATACATTTGCTAATGGTTCTGCTGGTAATTTTACAGTAACTCCATCTGGAGGTAGTGCATAGACTGTAAGCGTTGGTAAACCAGCTAATGCAGGTAATGCTGACACAGTTGGTGGTATCAGTCCATCTGCTTTCGTAAAGAAAGCTGGTGATACTATGACTGGTAACTTGAATTTTGATAACAATACCGGAATCATTACAACTATCACTGCAGATGGTAGTCATAATGTTAAAATAGGCTCTGCAATTACAGGAGGATGGGCAAGAGGGTACAACTTCAATAATAACTCAGGAGCAACCTTAGCTGCAATAGGGTGTTTTGGAGGAGGACAGACACTCAGTTATGCTTATATTGGCAATACCTATGAAAATACTTGGCAAAGATGGAATTCGTCAGGATCTACAGTAACTGTGCCGTTAACTACAGCTGCTATTACATCTTCTGATCTTATTAAGGCTAATAGAATATCAACAGCTAACATTAAAATTGAGTGTAATAATGACGGTACCATTAATGGTAGAAGTAGTGAAATTAATAACTATAATTCACATTTGTATTTACAGCAAAATAGTGCTACTAATTTATTATGCTGCGGTGGAGGCGGTAAAGTTGGTATAGGGGTAAGCACTCCTACTGAAAAATTGCATGTTTACGGTAATGTATTAGTTACAGGTAAAGTATCTGCAGCAGGTGGTTTCTTCAAAGAATCTGATGCTCGTTTAAAAACAGATATTAAACCTTTATGCTATACTCTGGACTAGATATGTTCTATACCTACTGTATCATTTATAATGAACGATCAGAAGCAAATAGGTACTGTAGCATAGGATTTAGAGGAATTAGGTTTTGAGGATATAGTAACTGAAAGTGATACTCTTAAAACTGAAGTAAATAATCCTGAACAGTTTGAATCATTCACTAAAGATGGTGAGGAGTATGTTAAGGTTAAGAAGGTAGAGTATGAGATGTTAGGTGTATTAGCTATTGAAGGAGTTAAGATGCTTAAGGATGAGATTGAAAAGCTTAAAGCTGAAATAGAAACTTTAAAGAATAAGCAGCATGAGTAATGAAATAGCAACATATTCTATGATATTAAGTAAGCTTAGTCTGGGTAAGAGTGGGACAGAATGTCCTACTAAGACCTAGATTTTAGCTATTAATTCATTGATAGTTATTGATAATGCTTCTACTTATGGAGCTAATGAATGTGTAAAGATAGATGATATACGTAAGAAGGCAGAGACTTGGAATTACTATTTAACAGTATCCCCTACTAGTATGTCATTTGGAGCTGGTGGTGGTAGTAAATCTTTTACTGTTAGTTCTTATAAGAGAAAAGTATTAGATGGAGTAGAATAGAGTGGTGATACTAGTGTGTCATTGAAATCTACAGTTATATCTGGTAGTGGGTTCTCTTTAAGTGGAACTACAGTAAGCGCTTCTGCTAATGAGATCACTTCAAGTAGAATAGGTACAGTTACTATAACTTAGAATGAGTCTAATAAGACAGCTACTATTAGTCTGTCACAAAGTGGAGATACTATTAGTTCATATGGAGAATGGACTATATCTGTATCAGCTAATCCTACTAGTGTATCTAGTAGTGGAGGTACTTCTACTATTACAGCTAGTGCTAAGAGAACTATATATTGGGAGAGTGGTTATGTTTCTGAAGAAACAGGTAATCCTACATTGTCTACTAACTTAGGTAGTCTTAGTAGTAGCTCTTCACCTAGTACTTTAACATTAGGAGAGAATACATCTACATCTAGTAGAACTGCAACTATTAATGCAACTTATAGTGGTAAATCAGCTACTTGTACTGTTACTCAAAGCGGAGCTACACCTTCTACTACTTATACCTTCTCTGTTAATCCGTATAAGGTTAATGTAGGTTCTAGTGGTGGATCTGGTAGTGTAACTATTAGTTCTTATAAGACAGTTGGTAGCAGTACTTATGATGTAGATTATAGTATAGATAGTAGTACGTTACCTTCATGGGCTTCATTCAACAAGAGTACTTCTACGTTTACTATACAATCAACTACTAGTACTGTTGGTAGAACTGCTAAAGTATATTTTGATTAGGATGAATCTGGTAAACGAGATTATGCCGAATTAACTCAAACAGGGTATACTCCACCTGCAGATAATTATGTGTTTACTTGGGAAGGTGGTAGTACCTCAGATGCTAGTGCAAACTTCCCGTGGGATTTCTCTGCTAATGGAACTGCTGCCAATATACCTGTAATATCTACTAAGAATGGTAGTAGTCAATCTTGGAGTGTGTCTAGTAAACCTAGCTGGATAACTACTTCTACTACTAGTAGTAAAGTTACTATCAGTGCATCTGATAATAGTGGATCTGCAAGAAGTGGAGAAGTAGTATTAACTCAGAGTGGTTCTGGTAAAACACTTACAGTTAATGTTAGTCAAGCAGCTTATTCTGCAACAGTAGAATGGAGATATAAGATAGGATTTGCTAATGGCGCTCTGAGTAACATATCGGTAGTTTGTAGGGACTATCATGCGGTTGGTTAGAGTTCGCCATTTACCGTTACATTTTTAAGCTATAAATCTAAGTATGTAGATGGCGTAGAAGATACTAGTACTAGACAATATCTAGATTTTAGTATAAGTAGTAGTTAGACTTGGTTGACAGCAACTAAAACCACTAGTAGCAATGCTAATGAAGGTAAATTTGCTACTGCTGTAAGTGAAAATGGATCAACTAGTAATAGAACAGGTACTATAACAGTGACGTAGAACGAAAGTTAGAAAGTTATCACCTGTGATATAACACAGGTAAGTAGTAACGCATTTGTTGCATCCTATTTCGTAAAGTTCAGAGGATCTGATACTTATCCAAGTGAAATTAACTTTGGTCTGGTTACAGCACCCACTTCAAAAGAATTTGAAGTAGAAAGTTCATTTGAAATATATACAATAGCTTCAGAATATAATTCATATAATTATCAATTTGGAACTATAAGAAGAGTTTATAAGGTAAATAATTTTATGAATTTTACGGATAATTCTTGGTTTACTAATACGTTTGAAGTGAGGGGATTAAACTATCAGTATGATTTATTAACCATCAATGCTCCTGTATCAGATGGTCGAGATCATGCAGTACCTATATATATTGTACAAAGTGGATATGCTGGAAATACTGACTGGAATTATAGGGAAATTACCAATTCTCCCATAGCAGGTCAAATATTGGTAAAGCAGTCAGGTAATAAGATATCATGAATCCATACTTAGCACATATGACAGATAGAGAATTGTTGGAGCAGATATATCTTCTGCTCCTTCAAATCAACGTGAAAGTAAGTGAGATAGATAACGATACTAAACAATTTGGTATGAACGTAGCAGCCAATCTAGTTGGTGAGGCTCTAATGATGAATAACAATGATGCCGAGAGAAGAAATAATTAAACAGCTTAAACCTTACTTTGATGTAAAAGAGTTAGTATGTAATCACATATATAGTAGGTTTGGAGAACAATCATGGATGTTCTTAAGTACTTAGTTACTACATGTGTTACTGTGTCTACGTACTGATGTTTTACGAATGCCAATGCATATCAATATTGGTAATATGCATCAAAGAGGTATGCGTTGTAATATGTGTCCTTTAGTAAAAGGTAAGAAGAGTGTATATGTATCTGCACATGTAACCGGTAATGCCATTGACTTTACTTGTGATGATAAGACTGCAGAAGAAATAAGAGAGATAATAAAGGCTAAACCTTTATTATTACCATGTAAAGTACGTTTAGAGGAAGATTGTGACTGGGTTCATATCGATGTATATGATGATGGAACAGAAGATAAAATAACAACATTTAAAGCATAACATATGTTACAGAGAGAGATAGTTAGATTTAGAGCATCAGATACGTAGCCTAATCCTCTAGAAGTAGATTATTGGATTGACGTTACTTCTAACTACTATGGTGGTTGTATTAGATATTATCGTAATGATACTAATACATGGGAGATGCTAGATCTGAATGATAAGCAAGTAGATACTATCATTGATTATATTAATAAAGCTCTTGACTAGATAGAACAGTTTATTAATGATTCTATAACTGAAATCAGAAATGAATTAGCTGAATTTAAAGATGAACTTAAAGAGGAAGTTAATAAACTGTGGTAGTATATTAATCAGAAAGTAGAAGAGTTAACTACTCAGATTAACAATATTAGAAATGAGATTAATGATATCAAAGGCGATGTTAATAATATCAAGTAGGATATTACAAACATCAATAATAACATTGATGATATAAACCAAGATATTACTAACATCAATTCTAGTATTGAAGAGATACGTCAAGATATAACTGAGGTAATAGGTGGGGATTTAAGTTCTATTCAACAGAAGATTACTGAATTAACTCAGAATATACAAGAGTTAGATAGTAAGATTGACCAGTAGATTAGTGATTTAAGAAGCTATATAAATAGTGAAATTACTAAAGCTAAGAATGAACTTAAGACTTATGTAGATGGTAAAGTTACTGATCTTACCGAGTTAATTAATCAAGAGATTTAGAATAGAACTAATGCAGATAATAATTTGCAATCCCAAATTAATGAGCTTAAACAATTGATTACTAATGCACAGAATGCTATTGATACTCATGCTGCTAGAAGAGATAATCCTCATGTAGTTACTAGAGCTCAATTATCATTAGCTACTACTGATAGTGTAGTATTTAATAAAGTAAGTGCTCCTAGTGGATTCTTTAAAGAATGATGATATGAAAACAATATTATATAATCCAATATTTATAAATCCCTAGGCATACTATGTATTTCCCTAGTTGTATGATATAGAGAAAGGAGATTAGTTTATAGAACCTGCAGTATACTCAGGCTATTTGCTAATTGAAGATCTTATATCTAATACTAGTTCCTAGGTAACTGATACTAGAGAAGTAGACTTTACATAGTTTGCTAGTAAACGTATTAGGATAAGTCAGTACACCAATATAGGTGCTGTAGTATTAGGAGAATGGCTACTTCCTGAAGGTGAGCCGTCCGGCCCCTCATTCCACCAATCCTTAGTAGATGCATGGTTTATGTCCGGCCCCTCTAATTCCGACAAACCTAGTAGCATTACTGGAGTGATGGGTAATTAGATGGTTCTCAAGAACTTTGCCTTTACATCAGAAAGCGGATTTGGAAAAGGGGTTTATGATGGTGCACTTGTGTTCGATGGAGTGGATGATTACGGTATATACACAGGGCTTCCTCTCATGGATGACTATACAGTAATATGCAGGAGGAAGATAATCCGTATCAAGAATAGTTCTGCTGTTGCATCTAAAAGGACTTATCCCGGTGATATAGGAAGTTTTGGGGCTTTTGTATTCGAGAGAGTATACTCCCATGGTGTAAAAACCACAATTTCGTTTGGTAAGTCAAATGACATGAGTTAGTTTGATTCAAATGAAGTTGTTTATCAAACCAAGACTTCTTATAACGGCACGACTATCAATTCAAGTAACAGTAATGATTCAGATATATTGTGTTTGGGCGCGAACGCATACAATATATCTTTAGGAATATGCCAAGAATTTTCAAACGTAGCCATCTACTATTTTGCCCTCTATAATAAATCCCTTACACCCGAAGAAATAGAGACCGAGAAGGAAAGACTTAATGAAGAATGGTTGAAACGTAAAACTGAATAATATGAAATGGTTAGCTATACCTATAGAAGAACTGAAACAGTTCGATAAGGACTGGGAATATAGACGTACTAATATAGATGGTACAGAAGCTCTTATCCATGAAGAGATATTCAATGAATATTTTCCTCCAGTAATGTTACTGTCTGAAACTGATGAAAACACTACTGTAGAATATCCGTTTCCTTTATTAGATGAAGAAGATATTACTAATTCACCTGAATGGAATGATCCAGAACAGGAGATTATTTAATTATTAAATATTTGCAAATATGATTAAACAAGAAAATCCTAACTTTGTAGCATCTAAGCATGCTCCAAATCCTAAAGAGGTTTCTTACTGGATTGACTTAGCAACAGACAGTACTGGTAATGTTATTAAGTCATATAGTCCTGATCTTAAGAAATGGATACCGTTAAACAGAGATGCTAATGTAGACCAATGGACTCATATTAAAGAGATTGTACAATCTGTTGGTTTAAACTATGATAAGAATAGTGATATTATATCTTTACCTGATAATAGTAGTAATAACTACTTTAAAGGTACTAGTATAGTAGATGCTATTAATAAAGGTGATGCTGCTGTAAAAGCTCAAGTAGATAGACTAGATACTAAGATTGATGATGTTAATGAAGACTTACAAGACTTCAAAGCATTAAAGGGTCAACCTAATGGTCTTGCTGAACTTGATGGTAATGGTAAAGTACCTGCTAGTCAGTTACCTTCATACGTTGATGATGTGATGGATGCATATGCTACTTATACTGTATCTCCTACTGGAGTACTTCAGAATATACAGTTATATGCAGATGCTGAACACGAAACTCCTATTGTAGGTGAGAGAGATAAAATCTATGTTAATGTAACTCCTGGTGAAATAAGTTATCAGTTTAGATGGTCTGGTTCACAATGGGTACATATTGACTCTAATGCTATTATTATTGGTGACATTACTGGTACTGCTTATGATGGTGGTAAGGGTAAAGCTATGGAGAATGTAGTTAACTCTATGCCTAATAACTTGCTGAGTACATTCCAATTAGATCAGACAGATGTTAATAATATTACGATTAGCCTTACTGGAGTAGAGAAGAGTGGAGGTAAATATGTACAGTCTACTTTATCTAATATTACTATTACTCCTGCTACTAATACTGTTGCTGGTTTAATGACCGGTGCTGAGAAAATAGCTATTAATGAAACTCTTCCTGATGCAATTAATGATGAAAAAGTTGCAAGAGAGAATGCAGTGAAAGAACTTAAAGCTAAGGACACAGAACTGCAAGGTAACATTGATAGTTTAGAAACAGCTTTAAATGCAGATATTACAGAGCTTAGAAGTACAATACTTAAAGTAAATGATAAAGTAGGTTTAACTGAAGCTAATGAAATGCCTGACTTATCAAGTACTAATTACTTAGCAGATAGTCCTAGTGCTATAAGTGCAGCTGTTACTCTTGATGAAGAGATTGGTAAGCTTAGTAGAAATGAAAACGAACTGTGGTATGGAGTTAAGTTTGACTTAGCTAATAGCTCTAGTCCTGATGGTGTACGTACTGGTAATATGGAAATGCATAAAACACTTCCTATCCAGAGTAAGATGAGAGGGTGTACTATTAATAATGATGACAATACTAAGAGGTATTTAAAAGCAGATGACTGGACTAAGTGGGAAGACGGTACTCCTGTAGTTCAAGACAGTAAAGGTATTAGTCCAGAAACTTTTGTAGAACTTCCAGAACATTATAGATTGTTAGTAGCTACTCCAGATAATACAGTTGAGATTCGTATGAGTGAGTATAATCTTCCGGGTTATATTAAAGTAGAGAAGAAGTATATAGGTGCTTATGAAGCTACTATGAATAGTTCAGCCATAAGTAACTTACTTAGATCTATTAGTAATCCAGAAATTAATTTTAAGCCTATTGTAAGTGCTACTAGAGATCAACTCCGAATTTGGGCTAGAGGTACAAGTACTACCACGTATAATCGTACTAATAACTGGAATATCTATACCTATGGTGCTCATAGAGACCTTGTTTGGTTATTCGTAGTAGAATATGCTACATTGAATAGTCAGAAAGCATTTAATGCTAATTTAACTGCAGAGGGTTATCATCAAGGTGGTTTGGGTGATGGAGTAACTTCAGGAGGTGTAAAGGTAAATGGTGCTGATACTTATTCATTTGTACCTTGCGGTACTACTAATTCATTAGGTAATGGTACTGGTATAATCGAATATACACATACTAATACTAATGCAGAGGGTACGTCTACTGGTACTAAGGTAGTTAATGTTCCTAGATACCGTGGTATTGAGAATCCATTTGGTCATATATGGAAGAATGTAATTGATGTAGTAGTTGCTGGTACTGATAATAGTGTATACATCTGCAAAGATTATACTAAGTTTGGTACATTTGAAGGAGGAACTAATCCTACTGCAGAACAGTTAATTACAGCAGGTTATGAGTTACAAGACTTTAAGGAAAGTACAATTACTAGTCAATATGTGAAAAAACTCGTTAATAATAATTAGGCAGATCTATTCCCAACTGTAGTAGGAAATGGAGCTAGTGCTACAACTTATTATTGTGATTATCACTGGACTAGTGCTACAGCTACACCTAGAACTCTTCTACTCGGCGGTTGCTCGGGCGATGGGTCTATTGCGGGTTTGTTCGTTTTGTGTTCTGACTATGGGTTGGACTCTTCCTATGCTCATGTCGGGACTCGAATTACCTTCTATGGTGAACCGGCATTGCCAGCTGCTCCAGCTACATTAGAGTTAAATGATGAGGATTATGAACAATTGGATTCTATAGAATCTGAAGAAAACTGGTTTTAATTAACCAATAAAAGGTTGCAGTCGTGAGTAAATCAGCAGTAACTCAGACAATGAGTCTAATGCAGGTTTGTTCAATTTGAATTCTAACAATGAGTTAGACAATTCCAATGCTAATGTCAGGACACTGAAATACGTAAAAAAATTATAAACTGACAAAAAATCAAGGGCTGAACCTTACCTCTTGGTAAAATATGGCATGCTTCTTGAACGCATTGGTAACGAAAGTGAAGATGCGTGAAGGTATTTCAGAAAATATTATTTATGAAGAGATATAATAATTTATTCGATAAGATTGTTAGCTTAGACAACTTATATTTAGCAGATAAGAAAGCTAGAAGAAATAAATCTAGTAGAAAAGATATCAAAGAGTTTGACTAGAATAAAGAAGAATTACTTAAAAAACTATAGCAGAATTTAATTAACGGTACGTATAAAACTTCTGAATATAATACATTTATAATTAGAGAACCTAAAGAAAGATTAATATTTAGATTACCTTATTATCCAGATAGAATAGTACATCATGCTGTAATGAATATAATGGAACCTATATGGGTATCTATCTTTATTAAAGATACTTATAGTTGCATTAAACACAGAGGTATTCACGAAGCATTACATAATGTTAAAGAAGCTTTAAAAGATGTAGATAATACTACTTATTGTCTTAAGTTAGATATCAGAAAGTTCTATCCTAGTATAAATCATGAAGTATTAAAAGAAATAATAAGAAAGAAGATAAAGGATTAGAAATTACTATAGCTTCTAGATGAAATAATTGATTCTGCTGATGGCGTCCCTATTGGAAATTATTTATCACAGTTCTTTGCTAATCTATACTTATCTTACTTTGACCATTGGATTAAAGAAGATAAGAAAGTAAGATACTACTTTAGATATGCAGATGATATAGTAATATTACATAACAATAAAGAATACTTGTGGCAGTTATTTGAAGAGATGAAATAGTATTTAGCTACTTTAAAGTTAGTATTTAAAGATAACTATCAAGTATTTAAAGTAGAAGATAGAGGAATATCATTTGTAGGTTATGTGATAAGGCATGACTATACTTTAGTAAGGAAGAACATTAAGCGTAGTATGTGTAGGAAAGCTGCTAGATTAGGTAGAAAGAAAAACATTACAGTAGAAGATTACAAACAAGAAATGTGTAGTCATATAGGTTGGCTTAAACATTGTAATGGTATTAACTTACTAAAGAAGATATTACGCTATAAAGAGCTATTAGTTTATGCAAGAAGATTTTCAAAACGGAAACCTTAAATAAACCTTATCGTTATATAATTATAATCTCAAACGGAATTTCGAGCCCTCTCAGATTTTACTCCCCTTTTAATCTGTTAGGGCTTTATTTGATTTTTATTATCAGCCACTATCTATGAATTACCAACAATTAGGAGAACATACTATGTCAATATTTAAGAACATGTTCAGTAGTGCGGATAAATGCGTAGCTTCTGTTATAACTGGGCTACTTTCTATGTTCGCGCCTGTATGGGTTCCTATCACTGCTGTCGGTATATTGATACTACTTGATGCTATCTATGGTTATAAAGTCTCTAAAAAATATGGGCATCCTAAGATTGAATCACATAAAGCGTGGAAAACTATATGGAAGACTAGAGATGCAGCAGTAGCAATAACTAGTGCATCAATAATAGATTAGCTGGTAGTAACCTCTATTAACTTGCACGCTGTAGAAATAGTAGCAGGAATGATAGCCTTAGTTGAGTTTTGGTCGTTACTAGAATCATTTAGCGACTTATATCCTAAATGGAAAATATGGAAAATCCTCAAAAAGGTTATAAAAGCAAAAGGAGAGAAATATTTAGATATATCATTAGATAAAGAATTACCAGATGATTCCAATACTGAATTAGTTAGTTAATTGGTTTACAAGGAATTTCAGAGCAGTCGCAGTAGGTTTAGTTAGTTTACTTATTGCGACTGTTTTTGTTTAGAACCATTAGCTACAAAAGAAGAATAAAGAGATTGACAGAATAACTAACAATGTTAGAGCTTACGAGCAATTAGCATCCTAGAAAGAATAGTTAAACAGAGTACTATAGCTTACTATAGAAGAACTAAATACTAGTAATGATAGTTTATTAAAAGAAGCTAAGGATGCTTAGAAAAAGCTTAAAATCAAAGACAAGAACCTAACTGATGTAAATGTAATCAATACTGAGATTAAAGATTCTGTTAGAACTATTATAAAACACAGGCTAATAGATTTTGACGAAGAACTTAAAATTAATCCATTAACAACTATCATAGTTAGTAGAAAGGACTCAATCCTTAAAGCCACATTAGATATTAAGAATCAATAGATTTTGTTTGTAGAAGAGAAAAAAGAATATAAAAACAAATATCGTAATGCTTTCGTTAGGTTCTTCCATTTTGATTGGAAGAAGATACGTACCAAAAAATATCAGATAGTTAACAGTAACCCAATAATCAAGGTAACTGATACTCGTGTAATCGAGTTGCCTAAACAATAATCAATATATTCAATAATATTAATCAATAATAATATGCATAGAATATTTCGTGTAAAGGCTTACGAAGCAGAACACGGTCCTCACTTCAATGAGGAACATGCCCGTAAAGCTGTAAGTAAAATGGAAAATGAGGATGGTACTCGTGGACCGCATTGGTCTGTAGAGGAAACTACCGCATTAGCCAGTCAGTACGGAATAAATCTGGGTAGCAGATTTAATCGTTATGATTGGTTCGTAGCACTTAACATGGTTTATTCTGATTACTATAAAGTAATTATAAGTATGACTAATTCTAATAGCACTAAGCATTTTGTTGAATTGGCAAAAGCTTGGATCAATGATAAAGACATTGATGAAGGTAAGATGTGGTACTACTATATTTACGTTATGTGTGATAAGATCAGACAAGCTGAAATGGAATGCTATGAGGAAGAAGTTGAAAAGCGTGACAAATACGAAGATGACGATGATGACGAATTTGAACGCATAGGCTTATTCCGTAGAGGTGGTAGAAGAGGTGGCATGATGCGTGGTGGTCGTAGAGTATATTCTACTAGCAGAGCTAGAGATTATGACGATGATTACGAACACATGCTCGAAAGAGAAAAAGAGTATGAACCTTACTCAGAATATGGACGTGGCAAAGCAGTTCGCTACGTTAGATATTAATAAAAATCAATTTTTAAATTAAATCAATTATGTTAGAAGATAGAATTATTGTGCAGGATCGCGGTATTGACGCTGGTCTTGCTGCTCTAATGCAAAACGCTAATAAAGGTATGGATCCGGCTGCTTTGATGGCTATGATGAACAACGGTGGTTTCGGTGGAAACGGCGGTTGGTGGTGGATTTGGATCATTTTGATCTTCTTCTGCTGGGGTGGTTTCGGTGGTAATGGTTTCGGCGGACGTAACGCTGGAGCTCTTGCTTCTGAACTGAACAGTGACGCTAATACTAATCTGTTGATGCAGGCTATTAATGGTAACAAAGATGCCATCAATAACTTAGCTACTACTTTGAATTGTGATATTAATTCTGTTCAGACAGCTCTTAATACTATCAATTCTGGAGTAAGTCAGATCTCTTGCGATACTAAGTTGTCTAGCTGTGAAGTAATCAATGCTATTACTTCTGGTAATGCAAGCTTGGCTTCTCAGTTAGCTAGCTGCTGCTGCAATGTTAGAGAATCTATTAGCGGTGTAAATAACAACATCACTAAGATGGGTTATGAAAATCAGCTGTCTGTATGCAATCAGACTAACACACTGCAGAACGCTATTACTAATGGATTCAATTCTTTAATGGCTGATAATGCATCTAAGTTTAATATTGTAGGTGCTAAGATAGATGCGCAGACTCAAATTATCAATGATAAGTTCTGTCAACTCGAAATGAGAGAAATGCAGAATAAGATCGATGCTTTGCGTGAAGATAAACAAGCTTTACAATTGTCTGCTTCTCAGCAAGCACAAACTGCAAATATAGTTAATCAGATACGTCCTGTACCCGTTCCCGCTTACTTAACTTGCAATCCTTTCGGTTGTCAAGGTGGTTTGAATGACTACGGTTATGGTTATGGGTATAACAATGGCTGTGGATGCGGTTGCTAATAAGAAAGGAGGCAGCTATGTTTTATCCTTTTTTAAACTACTTTAATAGAGGTAGAGTAAGAACTGTAGATAATTATGGTATTCCAGTATTGAGAACTAACTATGTTACTACCGATACTACGACTACTTCAGTTACTTATGGTATATGTCCTAAACTGTGGAGACAACTCCCATGTCAAGGTTTATTTATACTGCATGTAACATCTACTCCTGCTAGTGCAGCTACTCCTACGGATTTAGTATTCTTAGATCCTACTAGCTTTACTAATAGATAGATTGATAATACAACTACAGTTATTACATCTACTGGAGCAAAAGCTCTATTAAATGGTTCCGGAGCTCAAATGACAAATAATGAAATTACAACTGGTAACAGATATCTTATATACTATAACAAATGTGACGGAATCTTCCAAGTAATTAATCATATAGTAGTACCGGCTACACCGGCAGCTTAATACAAATTGGGGCTCTAAATGAGCCCCTTAAAACTAACTTATTATGTTATTCAATCAATTAAATATAGGTGATAAAGTATATATAATAGAAGTGGTTGGGACATTCAAAAAGACTACTGAGTATAATGAAGGTTCTGTTACTCAAGTAAGTGCAGTATATGATGAACCACTACCACCTGGGCAATTTCCTATGCCCAATCAGCCTAGAAAGAGAATAGTAGATATAACTATATAGTGCAACGGAGAAACTAAAAAGTTCACTATACCTGAGAATAAATCAGTTATTACTGATAGTGCATTAGGTCTTACTATATCTACAGATAAATAGGAAATTATAAATATAGTACGTAATCAATACGATACGTATAAACAAAGAAAAGAAGCCATAGCCAAATGTGATGAAGAGATGGCTAAATGTTAGGCTCTCCTAGATAAGTTAGGAATAAACGATAAGCCTGCAAAAGAAAACGATGAAATAATAGCTTTACAAAAAGAAGTTAACGAATTAAAAAACATAATAAGGAAAGCTAATTAGATGGTTCCACCACCTATGAAGGAAATGCTCCCTTAGGATATGAAGAATGCTATGGATAAGGTTGGTCAATAAGATCAACCTTTTTTATTTTAAGCCTTTTTAAGACCGCTATTACTTAAATTAAAGGATTGTATTGCTAATAATAGAAAGTGCCTATAACAGCCTTAAAATGCGTTATATGGCTTATAACGTTATTAAAACATAATATATTATGACACTCAATTAGCTTGTAGATAACATTCTACTTATTGCTCGCAATAATAACATTGCAGAGTCTGAGCATTTAAGTAGAATACAAATTGAAAAGTGGATTATAGGTTACAGAGCTATGCTAATAAAGCAAGACATAGATAAGGGCAGAGATATAAATGAATTATATCTTACTACTATAGAACCTATCCATTTAGACCGTGAAGAAACTGTACCAGGTTACTTTACTTATGTAGGGGATAAAGAACTCCCTAAGTTAATAGACTTTAACTATAGACCTGGAGTAATAAATGTACGTGATATGTTTGGTAATATAATTTAGATAGGCAGTCGTACTAAAGCTAAATTATAGAAGTATAGAAAAGCTACGTGTAAAGATTACATTGCGTGGGTTAAGAATAATAGAATATACGTAGATGGTGATTCTAATCAGCTAGAGTATATCAGTGTAGATGTAATAGCTGAAGATCCTACAGAGCTTAATGCTTGCTTTGATCCAGATAGTGAGTTCCCTATACCATCTGCAATGATACCAACTATTACATAGATGATATTAGAGAGAGAATTACGTTTTATGATTACTATGCCTAGTGATGATACTAATGATGCGCATGATGATACATAGAACAGAGTTAGTGATAAATAATTGATGTATGAAATATTAGAGAAAGAGTTATACCACTACTGATTTCTATGAAAGCTATAAATAGTACATAGAACCTAATACACCATACGATATTGACTTATAGACATATAAGAATATTATTAATGACTATTTTTAGTACATTAGAGATGAGGTGATGTACAATTGTAAAGAATTCAAGTTTCCATGTAGATTAGGTACTTTACAAATCATTAAACATTAGCCAAAAGAATTCACAGGCAAGAGTCTTAGATGGGACTGGAAAGCTACAAAAGAAACCGGTAAGCCTGTATACCTACTTAATGACCATAGTAATTATTATAAATATAGATTCTTTTGGTCAAAGAAAGATAGTTTGCTTACTAATAAAACTAAGTATTAGTTTATAGCTTCAAGAGATAACAAGAGGAATCTGGCCCAAATAATTAAAAATCGTATAAGAGACTATATAGAACTATGATAAATAATAGAATGATATCCTCTAAAACTGTAATAGCGAAGGCTATTGCTGATTTTAATTTATCAGAGGATTAGATAAGAATATCAGATTGGAGAGAGTGGCTACTTGAGGGAATGCTTAAAATTGGAGCTATACAGTAGTTTGAACATAAAGTAGAAGTACTTCCAATAGAATGCCACCAAGTATCATTGCCTTGTGATTTATACAAATTAGATTAGGTAGCGTACTCATACTGCTGTAATGGTGGTTGGTTACCTATGAGAAAAGCTACATCAAGTTTTGGTGTATCTCACGATAATCAATGCTGTAGTAAAGCTTGTATGTTGATACAGGATGCAGCTATGTTTCCATTGGTTAAGAATATGTTTAATCTTACTAATGATAGAGAAGCATTAGACAAGTTAAATGAGGATAATAACCTTAGAGAAACATTAAGTGCATTAATAAACCAGAATACGGTGCCTACAGCAAACGGTAGATATCTAGGTAACAGAATGGGGCATAAAGATGGTACTATGTATAGTTATGATTTACAGTATATGACTAAGCCAGGTTATATAATGACTAATGTACCTAGGGGATATATTAAGATATCTTATTATGCTATATATACAGATGAAGATAGTATGCCAATGATACCGGATTTAGAGTCTTATAAGGAGGCTTTATTATGGTATCTGGGAGTTAAACACTTTTATCCCCTTAAATTAAAAGGATAGATAAGCCAACAAGATTACTATGATATGAGAAATAGTTGGAATTTTTATCGCAAATAGGCCTATGCTGAAGCAATGTCTCCAGGACCAGATGAAATAGAATCGATAAAGAATACCTGGCACAAACTATACCCAGAGATGAATGACCACGATACTTTCTTTAGTACTAGTGGCGAAGAACAGATATTATATAACCAAGATAGCGCATTAAGATTGATATGATAAGTAATACTGCACAAGTCAATACATTTACGGGTGGTCTTAATATGGACCAAGATGTGAATTTGATACCGGATACTCAGTATAGATATGCTGAGGATGTTCGTGTTATCACTAATGATGGAGGAACTACAGGAGTATTACAAAGTATAGAGAACCCTAGAAAATATGATACTATTATACCTAAAGATGAAACGATAATAGGTACTACTACTATAAATGATATTGCGGTAGTAATAACTAAAACATCTGATAACATTAATAAGATATACAGATTAATGGGGTTTGATAGTAATATGCCTCAAATCAAATTAGTATGTAAAGGAGCTCTAGGGTTGTGTGAAGACTTATCTAAGAATCCCACACTAAGTATTGTAGGTAACTATGAATCAGATACTAATATAAAGATATACTTTACTGATGGAAACAGTCCTATTAAGATTGTTAACATAATGAGTAATGAGTATATAGACAATTCTAATCTTATAGATGAGAATGGAAATATAATCAACCCTGGTTCATTAGAAATAACTCCAGTAGTAAGTTTATTGCCGTTTAAATTCCGTTGGTTATCTGAAGGTAATCTTAAAGCTGGAATGGTAACATATTGTTATCAATTATTTAATGTGCATGGCACTGAAACTGTTACTTCTCCAATGAGCGAGCTAATTCACTTAACAAATAGTGTAACTAGCCAAGGTAGTTCTGAATATAAAGGTACTGGCTTGAATAAATCATCTAACAAATCAGTAATGTTATCTACTGAGCTATCTCTTTAGGACTTCAATAAGTTAAGAGTAATACGCCTATTTTATGAACAGAATAACTCTACTCCTGTTATTAGTATAGTAGATGAAATAGATATTCCAGATAGTCAAACAAATATTCAGTATGTAGACTATGGTTCTACATTGAGCGATATATCCATAGATGAATTTAATGCTATGACTGGTTATTAGTTTATAGCGTAGACTCTTGCTAAGATGCAAAACAGACTATTCGCTGCTAATGTAACAGAGAATACTTGGATACCAGAAGATGAAGATGGTAATGACTATGATGCTAGAGCATATAGAGCTAATTCAGAAGGAAGCGTATAGTTATTATCTAGTTTAGATAGTAATAACATTCGTCTATCTATAACAGATGATGAAGCTATAAAACGTATTCCTATTACTCACGACTGCATAAACCCCTTTAATAACACAAAGTATACAAAGGATGCATCTAATTCCTAGAATGTATATATATACAATAAGGAAGGCGAATTAGGTGGTTATGGTATTAATATAGAATATTCATTCATAACTACAGATATAAATTTAAGTAATAAACAAGATAAGTTTAGATTAGATCAATCCTGTAGTATGAATGTATCTGCTGTTAGAAATAATACTAGATACATTAATAGAGGCACTGACAAGATGCCCGAGATAGTACAACCTACTAAGGAACAATAGGATAATTCATATGTACCTAACTATGCTGATCCATATATAGCAGCTAATTATAGAGGTTACCAAAGAGATGAGATATATAGATTTGGTATAATATTCTACAATGATAAATCTGTAGCTTCTCCCGTACTTTGGATAGGTGATATTAGAATGCCTCATGCTTCACAAATGCCTCCATTTAGATATGAAAATAATACTCTTATAGGTAATGCTCTAGGTGTAGAATTCAAAGTAAAGAAGATGCCTGTAGGTGCAGTGAGTTACGAGATAGTTCGTTGTGATAGAACTGAACGTGATAGGACTGTAGTTATGCAAACAGTAGGTAGTTACGTATATGAGTATAGAATTCAAGAGCAGGATAAATATGTAGGATAGGGATCTGAATTAGATAGTAGTTTGGAGATGAGACCTACTCCTTTCTTCTGTAGTTTGATTGGTGAACAATTAGCAATATCAACAGGTACAGCGGAAGATATTGGTAATTTCTCTCTTACTATGAGAGTAAATGATTATATACGTTTAGTATCTCCAGAAATATGTGTACAGGGTGATGATGCAACTAAACTGTTTGAAGGAAGTGTATACTTAGATGGTATAGGCTCATACTATTCTCCATTTGTAGGTGGTAAAGTAAATGATAGCAAGTTTGATGATTTTAAAGATAACTATGTAAATGGTAATACTATTGGTAATAGTGTAAGTCGTAGTATATTTGCTGCGGCGGATTACGTTACTCAGATAGATGGTAGAGTATTGCAGCAAGATACTGTGCCATATGTAGGTTATGGCTAGAGATGGGGGCTTAACGTACTTGCTGTAGGTTTCCCTTATCAAGATAGTAGAGGTAATAAGGTATACCGTGGAGCATCAATAGCTAAATATTTCGTTCCAATATTTGGGCAATCTCAATCTACATCATATATTGAAGATGCTAAATATCCACCTAACATAGACTATAACATGTATGGAGCTCCAGATGTAGTAGCTAAAAGAATAAATGTTGGTAATAGAACTTATACTAACTACTCTATGTCTGACTTTATTCACAATGATAATCAATCATTACAAGGTCCAGCTGGTCCGTGTATCATAGCTCATGTACCTGAATTATAGAATGTATTCTCTGGATTTAATAGTGTACCTACTAACAAATACCCAGAGCTCCATCCATTTGATTCTACTAATGCTATTCCTGTATTTAACGTTAAACGTGATGGTAATTCTATATATGGTGGTAATACATTCTCATCTAGACAGAATTCTGTATACATAAGTATAGCAGCACATGATAGTAAATATGTATTTGGAGGAGATACTTATCTAAGCTTATTAGATTATCCTAATACTATGCTATTCCAATTACCTGATGCTAAAGAATGGGATGGAATGAAAAATTACATAGGAGCTTATATACCATTTGAAAGTTCTATTAATATGAATTTATTCCACGGAGATCAGATTCATAGAACAGTAACTAGTTCAAATTTTGCAGACTCTTGGTTACAGTTAGAGCCTACTTAGATGTAGGATATACACGTACAAGATCTTCCTTATTTTGTATATAATTCTGTTTATTCCGCATAGAATACTGGTAAACTATATATACCTAATTCTATGTACGCTGATAAGGATGTTAAATATACTAACAGAATACTAACATCATAGGCTAAAACGAATAATGAAGTAATAGACTAGTGGTCTAAATTCAAAGTAGCTGATTATTTAGATGTAGATAATCAGTGGGGAGATATAACCAATCTAAAAGTATTTAAGGATAGACTGTTCTATTTCCAAGATACTGGAGTAGGAGTAGCTTCTGTCAATGAAAGGTCACTTATTACTGATGATAATGTAAATCAGTTAGTATTAGGTACTGGTGGTATATTAAGTAGATTTGACTATGTAACTACTACTAATGGTTCATCTATTAAGAATGATAAAAGTATAATTAATTCAGATAATGTGTTATACTGGTATGACTATGATAAGAATGAACTGTGTTCTTATACTGGTCAAGTAAGTCAAATATCTAAAGAGAAATAGGTACAATCTTACTTTAATAAAAATATTAAAGAAGATAGAACTAAATGCGTGTCTTTGTTTGATAAAAAGTATAATGAAGTATGGTTCAATGTACTTAATAAGCCATTGATATTTAATGAATAGTTAGGTAGATTTACATCTTTCTATACATTTAACCCTAAATGGTCGTTACCTATTTCTGATAGAGTAGTAGCAATAAAAGATAATGAATTGCACACTATACATGATACTGGAGTAATAGGTTTAACTCCTTTAGATAGAAAAGCTAAATTATAGTTAGTTGTCAATAAAAATGCTCCTTATACTAAAGTATTTGATAATGTTAGATTACAAGGAGAATTTAGAGATGGCAATCAAGAAACTATTAAAGATGATATCATAGATTATATGAAGTTCAGTACTAAACATCAAGAAGCTATTAGAGAACATACTGAAGAGAAGCTTGATGAAGAAGGAAACATCATTACTCCTGAACAGCATATAATAACTGATTATAGAGAAGATACGTTTAGATTCCCAGTACCTAGAGCAGATAAGAATGAAGATGAGTTATCACTACCTGCTAGACTGAGAGGTAAGTATATGATCTGTGATTATGAGTTAGATTCTGATATAGATCATACTTTTGAAATACCGTAGATTACAACAACATACAGAAATTCATTAATTTGATATGAAAAGTAAAAAGAAAACAAAAGTACCAGCATATGCATTTGGAACTCAATTCAAAGAAATTGGAAACAACATGCTTGGAAATGCTCCTGATATATTAAATACTTTAACTACTCCTTTTTAGAAATCTAACGCTACTACAGGAAGACAAGCTGCTGCACAATCTGTAAGTGACATAGCTAGTGGTGCAGCTACTGGCTTCCAAGTTGCTGGTCCAATTGGTGCTGCAGTAGGAGCTGGTATAGGGCTAATAGGCAGATCTGGTGAAGAAGCTGAAATGACTTCGTTCACAGATTATGATGAAGGTAGTCTTGGTAGTGGTCTAATTGGAGCATTCGGTAATAGAAGATTACGTAGAAAGAGAGCAGCAATTAAGAAGAATGCTTATAGTAATAGAGCTGCTGTACAAGGTACTAATTACCTACAAAGTGAAGCATATGATGATATGATAGGGATGAATACAGATACTATGGCCAATGGAGGAATGTCTTCCTCTTTAGCTTATGTAGATGATGGTGAATTAATATAGACTCCAGACGGAAGTATAAGTAAAGTACCAGAGAACAATAAACCTACTGACAGTAATTTAGTTAGTTTACCTGAAGGTAGTAGAGTATTAAGCGATAAGCTTAAAGTACCTGGTAGAAAAGAAACATTTGCACAACTTGGTGAGAAAATGATGGCAAAAAAGAAAAGTAAGTATAATGACAGATTTGCAGAGAATGCAGCAAAATTAAATGAAATGAATAATAATATGATTCATGATTAGTTATTTGCTATGCAGGAATCTGTTAAACAAAGTAAAGGTATTAAACCTAAGACTAAGTAGATACAAGCAGCTGCTTTAGGTGATGAAATTGGAAAGCAGAGTAGTAGACACAATACGATGTCTGTAAAAGGTACTAGATATAATGTTGGCGATATATTTGATTATAATGGTATAACTTACAAAGTAACCAATACAAACGAAGCTACCCCGATTAAAGCTAGAGAGGGATATGGTGGCCCTGCTAGTACTGGTTGGCCTACACAGTTTAATCCTTTAAGCACGTCAACACAAACCGCTCAACCCATAAGTATTGTAACTAATGATTCTTATGGTCTTACTAGTACACCTACTGCAACCGCACCGCAAACAATTGAAGAAGAAAAACCAGAATTACCTTTTACTGACATAAATCCGTTGAGAGCTAAACATCCAGAACTGCTCATAGCAAGTAATAGTGAAATGGCCGGTCTGGGAGATGCCCTTACTTCTCATAAGGTTACTACTTTACCTAAAAGTAATGCTTATAGTAAACCTAATCGTGGTAGCAAACCTAATCGTTGGGATTCTGCTTTATCAGGTATAGCTTCTTTAACTCCTATTATGTCCAATCTATTTACTGGTAGACCTGAAACAGTTGATGCAGTATATAACCCATATGCTACTAGCATTACTAATACTATGCGTAGACGTAGATATGATATTAATCCTGCCATTGAAGATTTAAATCGTAATAGAGCTACTAGTAATTATAATGCTAGCCAAATTAATACTAATACAGGAGCTAATTTAGCTTATAGGTTACAATCAGCTGTTAATACTGATAGAGCTATAGCTAGTTTAAGATCTCAAGAAAGTAACGCTAATAATCAATACTTAGGTGATTATGCTAATACTATGAATAGCCTTGGACAACAATGGGTTAATGCTACAAATATGGCTAATGAGGCTAATGCTCAAAACAGAGCTACTACTAGAAACATACATAGAGCTGGTTTAAGTCAGTTAAGTCAATGGGCTCAGAATAGAGAATTGATGCGTAATCAGGAGTCTAGAGATAATGCATTATTGGCCATGTACGCTCCATTTTTACAATCTGGTTATACATCAGATACTATTAAACAATTTAACAAATGGTTAAGAAAAGGAGGTAACAATGTAGGCTAATAGATATGATAGAGCGGCAGAAGCCCCTATATTGAACACATATGTACCTATCAACTTTGGTGAACTATACAGGATAGGAGCCGCACAGAAATAGGCTGTAGATGAGGCTGCGCAACAATTTAACACTCAACTGCAAAAGTTTGGAGAGTTTAGATCGCCATCAGCAATAGATACTTAGAATTACTATAATCTAACTATTAATCGTTAGGACGTGCAAGATGCTATAAATCAAATAGTATCTAATCCTGATGCATTAAAAGATGCTGGATTCCGTGCTAACTTACAATCTATAATTAGTAATACTGATTACGGATCTTTAAGTTTACTCAAAGAAAGCGCTGATAATCTTAGAGCAGGTCTTGAAATGAGAGCTAAAATGGAAGCAGAAGGAAGATATAAAAAAAGTTGGGATTCTGCAAACATACCTAATTATGATACTTTAGGAAGTAAGAGAGTATTTGATCAAATTACTCCTTTACGCTATATGACAGCTGATGAATTAGCTAATCCTTACTTTAGCAATCTCAAACCCAGTTCAATAGGATCTGTATGGAAAGATGGAGTCAAATACAATAGAGTAGGCATTACTTATGATACATTGTATGATATTGCAGATGCTAAGTTTAATGATTTAATTAGTACGCCTTAGGGTCAACAGTATTATAGAGAAGCATTAGATGCTTCTGGAGGGGATGCTGAATTAGCTAGATAGAGATTCGTAGGAATGATAGCTGACTCACAGAGAGATAGAATTGTGAATCAAGATACTGTAGACCCATATTGGTTAGCTATGGCTAAACAAAGTAACAGGGGAAGTAATGAAGAAGTAATAAGACCTAATCCTACTAGATTAGATTTTTTAAATGATAGTATTACTAGAAACACTATGTCTGGTATAGGTAATAAGTTTAATAGTTATAGAGACTATATATCTAGTTTGATCACTAAGTATCCTAACAGTAAAATTGCAGACGATGCACGTAAAGGTCTACGCAATATAGATAGAATGCAGAATGAATATGGTTCTATGGTGTAGGCAGCTAATGAATACAGCACTAGATACAGACAAACTGGAAACGATGAAGACTATGTAACAGCAGTAGCGGCTAGTAATAGAGCTCAACAGTTATAGAACCAAATGGTTAGTTTAGCTAGTAAGCACGTAGTAAGAGATGAATTCCAAAGAGTAGCTGGTTTCTCTCCGTTAACTAGTTAGGATAGTAAAGAATTTAATACTAAATCTTATCTAAAAGGAGTGAATTCTGCGCTTAATAAAGTAAGTGCACCAGTAGGACTACTCGATAAAGACGACTTGTTAACAGGTGTTGGAGCATTATCTACAGAAATACAAGATAGTGATGGTATTAAACATTAGGGATATCAATTTAACACTACAGAAGGATTCTTATTACCAGAAACGGTATTTAGTATGATTGCTGGTAATGAAGGACCTGGTAGAAGAGCTCGTAGAGATGCTGGTATAGGAAGAGATACTAGTTTTCCGTTTAGAGAGTTAGTAGAAAGTGGTCAATTAAGTGGAGTTCAATTTATACCAAATAATAAAGTAGTAAAGACAGGGCCTGGAAGTATGGCTTTATCCGGCAAACTTAGAATACCTAAAGAAAGAATTGAAGAATCATTAGGAACAGGTATGTGGGTAAATTATCCTGTGTTGTTTAATGAAATGGCTTCTAGTTATTTTATGCCATTTGGCAGATAGACTACTAAAGGAGCTCTCAAACAACAATTTGGAGCTTCTAAAGTAACTGAAGTAGTAGGACAAGATGGCGTTGAATATTATGAAGTAGATGCTTATAGAACATTACCTAACTCATATACATCATCAGAGTATTGGCAAAGAGTAAATCAAAGATGGCAAGGCGGATCTTCTAGTGGTATTGGAGGGTCTTCTCAAGCTAAAGATGAATACCAGACATCAGCACAACAATTATTAGGCAGATAAATATGGCAAAGAAAAAGAAAGTATATGATACATCATTAATAGATGGTATTAGACAAAGAACGGCAATGTATGATGCTATGATAGCTCCTCAGATTAATACTGAGGAGTATATGCATCGTATGGCTAATCCAGATGCTAATTACGAAGAAGCACCTGACAATTATGGTTTCACAGATTGGGCTTCTAACGCATTCTATGATTGGAATTTAACAAAAGCGCAAACTGAAAGAGATGCTAAGTTAGGAGAGTATGTGATGGCTGATTAGGATTATAATACCTTAATCAGCCTAAAAGATTATATAAACTCTAGTAAAGCAGTAATAGAATTATCTAGATAGTTAAGTTAGGATCCTACTAATGAATAGATAAAACAATAGCTGTAGGAAGCATCATTAATGCAAGTTAATAATAAATCTGCATATGATACTGCTATATCTGGTAAATTCAATAACAATTATCTTAATAGTTATATTACAGGTAGTCTTAAACAAGGTAATCTAGATAACGCATTAATAGAAATAGACAAAGAAATCAACCCTATTACTCGACCTGACGGTAGTATGGAAGATGATAACATCTATAACAAGAGGATAGTTTCCCTTAGAGATGCTGAAATACAATCTGACAAAGTTAAGAGATTTGATGAAAAGTTAACCTCAGAATATTATAGAAAGAACAAAGAAAAGCCTGGTATGGATTATTCTGACATAGACACTTGGTTATTCAAATTACCGGGTTTAGCAGGATCTAGTGCTGCTTCTGTCGGTTCTTCTTTGTTAGGTACTATATCTGCTTATTATGCTGCCAGTGCTGGTAATCCATTAGTGGCAGGAGCTGCTGCGTTAATATCTATAGGATCTAATTTATACAGTAGAGATCAAGAGTCTAAAGCTGAAGTATTTTAGAACTATAAGCAATCCGTAAAGAATTCAGCTAAGAAATTAGGTGTAGACGAAAATGTGTTAGCTGATGCTAAGATCAAGATGGCTCAATAGGGTTATAGCGCAGATCAAATTAATGATGATGGATATGTATACGATCGTATACTTTCTGGAGATGTTAAGATAAACAATAGAAAGTTTAATAAAGCTATGTTAGACAATAGAGAAGGTTTAAGATCTTTATATATAGATAACATGGCTTTATCAATTAGTGACGTAGCTCAACAAGCAATTGAAGTAGTGCCTATAGGTTCTATGGCTAAAAAAGTAAAAGGTTTAAAAACTTTAGCCGAAAAAGGTGCAAAACTAAGAAAAGGTTTACAAGAACAATTATCTAATCGAATAGATGATATAACTTCATTCGGTTTAGATAATGTAGGTAGATTACCTATAAGAACTAAACGTAGAGCCATTACTGATTTAGGTGGTCGTATATTAGTATCTGGTATACTTGAAGGGGCTGAAGAAGGTGTTCAGTACATTAAAGGATAGAGATATGTAGATAATAATTTTGATGCTGACCCAAATCTAGTAAAGAGTTTTATACGTAACATTGGTACTGGAGCTCGTGCTGTATTTGCAGCTATTACTCCATGGGATCCTGTGTATTCAAATGATTAGGAGTTTATGGAGAATTTTAAAGGTGGCGCATTGTTAGGTGGATTAATGACTACTATATATGGTGCTCCTTCTGCAGTAATGCAAGTAAATAATCAATTACCTACGGATCAGTTTGTATCTGCTTTGTATGCAGAATAGATGGATGCTAAAGATAGAGTTAGAAAGAATGCTATGTATAGTAGTTTCATTAGAACTGGTAAATATGACAACCTTATGAGTTCTTTTGATGAAGCTGAAAATATAGTATCTAGTACAGAAGGATTAGATATACAGGACATATATAACGAGAGAAAGAGAGCAGAACTCATTAGAAATATGTACACTTCTCCTGTTACTATGAGCCAAGCAGTGAAAGCAGGTATAGATCCTAGAACGGAAGAATATGATGTATTTGTAGCATTAAAAGAACACCACGAAGCTCTACTTACTGAAGCTAGTAACAACAGAGCTAATATAACATCGGAAGTAGATCAGTTGATGTATAGTCCTGAAATGTCATAGTACATATCTTCCATTAAACCAGATGTAACTTCTGATCAAGAAGTAGCTATTCGTAATCTAATTAGATTAAAATCTTAGACTGAATTATATGATCAACTCATAACTGACTTTACTAATAACGGTAATAAACTATCAGAACTAGAAAAAAATACTGGTATACGTACCTCTAAGTCTGATGTTATTAAATTTAAGCATTTATTAAATAAAGATAAACAATAGATAGATGCTGTTTATCAATAGTTGCGTAAAGAAGCAGAAGATTTAGGTATTACAGAGGAACAATTAAATGTTCCTAACCTTCATCAAACTCTTAAAGACTTACAAGAAAAAGAAATTATAGCAAATCTTGACTTTGAAAGAGCTAAGACTGAGAGAGATGCGATGAATAGTCCTAAAGGAGCAATAGCAAAAATCAATAAGTGGCTAGATGTGGAAGATCAGGAAGATACTTTTGTATAGGAGTTGGATGATTTATACTCTGGAAAGAAGCAAGAGGATGAAGTAATAGATAGTGAAGAAATAACTCCAGAACCTGTAGAGGTTACAACAACACCTGAAGTTACCAATCATGAACCTACCATTGCTGCAGAAAGTAAAGCGTAGGATACTGCTGAAGATGTAGCAACTGAACCAGAAGATATAACAGAGGCAAGATAGAACGCTAGTGCAATACGTAATAAATACTTTGAACAAGAAAGGAACTCTAAAGGAGATGTTGTTCTTGTACCTAGTACTAAATACAAAGCTGGTAAATCGTATGCTGATGCAGGTCAAGCTATGAAAGATATTTATTCTTACCTATATCCAAATAGGTAGAATTATCAGGAGTATAGTGCATCTAAGTTTATGGAGAATTCTGAAGATGGATTAAAGAATCTATGGGAAGATATGAGAGATACTAGAATGTAGTTAGAAGAAGAGCTGTATACTAATGATAATTCTAGTAAAGCTAATAGACTAGCAGATACTCTTAACTCTCAAGTTGAATTGTCAAAGTTTATTATTTAGAGTCACAGTAAAATAGCGCAACGTATAAAAGATTAGGCTCCTGCTAGACTTGAAGAAATGAAGCAAGCTAGATAGGAGGAGCAATAGGCTGCAGAAAAGTTAGAGGAAATAAAATCAGAAGAAAGATAGAAAGTAGTAAAGCAGAATGACGATACTCCTACTAAGAGTGCAGATGCCATTCCAGAAGTACCTACTACTCCTACACAAGAACAGCCAACTCAAGCAGAATTACCAACATTAGCTAGTATAATGGGTGATTGGCTAGGAGCAGAAGCAGCTAGTAGTTTGCAACAGTCACAGCAGCCTCAGCAGGAATAGATGCCAGTAGAATAGCCCACTACTGTAAATACATAGGAATTAACATATGATAAAGATGAAGACCCATATTCTCATGAAATCAATTACAGATTAAGTGAAGGTTCTAGAGATGCTAATGGTAATTACATTAGAATATCTAAGAGATATCAAGGAATGGAAGACTACCTTAATGATGATGATTTATCGTTAGTAAGTAGTAAACCTGACTTTATACCTGAAGTAATGAACAACGGGGTTCACTTTGAAGTACACGATTATACTAATAAAGACGGAAAAGTAGAACCTGCTATTTATGCTATATTTGATTACAAAGGTAAAAAATACGTCGGAGCTATTAAAACTGTTGAAGGTGGTCTTAGAGGTAGATATAGCCCGTTTAATAGGCTACCGTTTGAAAAATAGACTAAGATTGTAGATAATCTGGTCAGATTGAGAAATAAGATTATAGAACTGTATGAACAAACTAAAAAGAATCCAAACCTTGAGGTAGTTCCTACAGCTCTTAGAGCTACTACTGGAAGATTTAGAAATGAAAAAAATCCAGATAACAGCCCTAAGAATAGAAGCTTACTAGATTCAGCATGGTTAACTATAAAAGATCCATTTGAGATAACCCCAGATAATACGTAGATAGGTATAACTACTGGTCCTATAAACAATGAAGTAATAAGATTAAGAAACACTATATTATCTGTAAAAGGTGGTAGTCTTGGTCAACCCATGTGGGTATTAAAAGTTCCTAGATTAGATGGCGAATACGATACTAAATTAGTTAAATTAAACTATTAGACATTTGCGGACAAACCCCAAATAGCAGATCTAATATTGAATTTAGTCACTAGTAATGAACAATTCTATACTGACGCTAAAGGAGTTAAGACTAATATTAGACCTATTGATATATTAGATTTTATAGTAAACTTTGGTCCTCATACAGCTGTGAATCCTAATGATACTAGGTTTACTCCACAACAGATTCAAGCCAAACAAAGAAAACAATTTTTTGTAGATGATAATGGTAACTTAGTAATAGGTAATACTAGCTATAGTATAAGTGACTTAGTTAGTCAACCAGATATTAGACAACAAGCTAAAAATTATATAATGTCTAATTTCCATTGGAACATAGATGAACAAGCGCTTAATACTTATTACTTAGGAGGAGATTTACAATCACAGGTAACAGATCCTAGATTTAAGTCAGTTGCTGCATTCTTAAAGAATAGCAATGTAGATAAGCTTACTATTATACCTGGTTTAATAGAGTTAGATTAGAGTGAATTTGGTATAATTCCAGGAAGTAATGGTCGTAAAACTATTGACAGTAAACATCCTAACGGTATGAGTACTTTAGGATGGTATATCAAACAAGGTATATTACTTACTGACATAGCTGATGAGTTATGGGATTCTAATATATATGTTGATGACGTAATGTTAGCAGATAAAACTGCTGAAAAGATATAGTAGCAAGCTCAACAAAAGGTAGAGAAAGAATACGAAGATCCTATTAAAACTAAAGTATTTACTTTACCGGATGAAAGTGGCAAATAGACTTCTGTGAATATGGCAGATATATTTGCTATATTAGATGGGAAGAAGCGAGGTCCTAATATGGAGGTGGAAGTACAGGAAGACGGCGCTTTATGGGTGAATGAGAGAATAGATACAGAACAAGCTAAAGAATGGCTAAGCTCTACTTTTGGAATATCTCCACAAATCATCCCTACCATAGTAGATATTACTGAAGCTGGCACAGCAGTAGTAGGTAGAGTAATGGAAGATTCTATATTAATTAGCAACTTTGCCCCTATAGGTACTGAATATCATGAAGCATGGCATAGAGTTTCTTTACTCTTGATAGATAATAAAAGAAGAGAAAGAATATATAATAGAATGAGAAAAAAGAATCCTCAAATGACTGATTCTCAAATAGAAGAGGCTTTAGCAGATCAATTTAGAGACTTTATGTTAAATGAAGCTGGAAGCTATGCTTTTGATACTAAGAATTGGTTTAGAAGGATTTTAGACTTTATTAAGCTGTGGGCTAGAACTGGTCAATACGCATTAGCTAAAATATATTCCGATATTAATAGAGGCAAGTTCTATGGAATTAAGCCTAACGAAGAGAATGTAAATAGATTTAGACAAATATATGGTACATCTGGCCCTAATCTAGAAGTAGCTGGTTATGAGTTAAAAACAATTACTCAATACAATCAATTTGATAATATAATCAAGTCTCTCACATATGCATTCTTTAGAGTAAATGGACAAACTACAGTGCCTAATATTGAATATTCAGCATTGGCTGAAGATAATCAACAATTTGAAAGGCTTAAGCTTATTATAGAAGCGCAAGCTAGAACTTATCCTTCTCCTGTAATGGATGAAATTCTTGATAAATATGAGACTGTGTTTATGCCAACTATAGCTACCAGATTAAAACAACTAGGTGTTAGAGCTATAGATCGTAATGAGGATGAAACTATAAGTGATATAGAAGAGGGAGCGGAAAGAGTTAATATAGGATAGCATACAGTAGAAGGTATGAATATATCCATTAAGGATAATGCTCCTGCAGAGGTTAAGTTCTTCTTCCAAACTATACCTCTATATGAAATTAGCCCAGATGGCTCTATGTCTATGAAGATAGATCCTATTACTCATTTTGCTAATTTTGTTGATGCTAAAACTGCATGGGACAATATACTTAAAGATTTGTCCGGGTGTCGTACTATAGCTAATATAGTTGATAAAGTAGCTACTTATGCTCAAAATGGTAGTGCTTTTCATTCTGCTTTATTATTTAAACTTAACAGACTGATTAAAGATTCTAATCAGAAAGAAGATTTAGTTAAGGCTGCTGATGCTGAAGCAATGCTTACTAAGATAGAAACTGTAGTAACTTGTGACATAAATAATTATGTCACAGCCAAAGTAAGTAAAGATCCAGAAACAGGATTCATTAAACATGAACTTACCGATAATACAGTTGATGTTAAAGCTGCTACTTATCCTAAAGTATGGTCTCAAGCATTATTTACTAATGCTGGATTGTTTAAATACGATAAAGAAGGTAAAGTGATAGCAGAAGAAGGGTCTAAAAAGGCTTTAGATACTGTAATTAAGAACTTTAATAGTGTTATTACTGCATTTAGAAATAATAAAGGCATACTTAAGATAGGAGATAGAAATATTGATTTACATGAAACATCTAACTAGAAAATGCTTAAGAAGTATTTAGTTAACATGTTTAATGTAATAGGTATCGGCATTGATGTACCTACTATAGATAAAATGTTATTATCTGGTAGATACGGTAATCCTAAATCAGATGCATTTACTCTTATTAGTGAGTTCTCTAGTTCAACTGTTAATTTCGGTGGTATTCCAAAAATAGTAAGTGTGCTTGAGGCAATTAAAAATGCTATAAATAGCGATAGTACTATTAAAGAAATTAAAGTGAATGAAGTAACTGTTGATCCTACATAGGTATGGAATAATATAGGTTACGTTAAAGAGTTAGCTAATTATTATGCATTTACACATGCTACAGATAATAGTTTGAGTAGCTATGGTCCTGATGGTAATTCTTATTATATGGTATCATAGAACAATTTTGCCAAGGATAGACTTAATGAAATAGTATCAGATCCTACCGTATTCTAGGAATTAGAATCTGTAGTTTATAATGAGCATTCTATTATATTGCAAGCAGTTAGAGGAGGTAATAGAAATCTATCAATGGAAACCTTTATTAACTTTAAGGATACTACTACTGGAGATAAGGGTAGAGATTACCACGGTATTACTGATAGAGAAGACTATATAGCTAAAATGACAGCTGTATTTAATAATAGAATAATATTCCCTACAGTAGCAGATAAGAAAACATATCATTTCATTAAGGGAATAACATTACCACATGAACCTATTAGATTCAATAATAATAATGGTCAAACTTTTGTTCAGTATGGTGAGCAAGCCATGGACTATCTGTTAGGTTATTGCTACGATGAATTAAATCAGATAGAGTTATGCTTAAGATAGATAGACGATGATCCTAATCATTATAATCCAGAGACTGGGTTACATTATAACGATGACGGTACTATAAATAATGATTGGATCGAACCATCTAGACGTATTAAAAACTTCCATACTCCTAATAAATATGATTATAAAGATAAAGATGGAGTTAAGCACACTGTAACTTTGGAAGGCAATGGAGCTAGATTCTTATTCTTGACCGGTATATATACTAATAAAGGTTTTGTTAACTTTAATGATCCTACCAAATCAGCTAAAGAGTGTTTACAATTAGCTAAAGACTATTTCTTTAATACTTCTCCAGAAACACAAAAGGCTTTCTTAGCTGGAGTAATTAATCGTAGAGTAAAGAAAGAATTAGAATATGCTAGAGATCTTGGTTTAATTACTATGAATGATCAAGGTAATATATGGAGTATACGTAATGTATTACTTGATGATAATGTAGTAACAGAAAGATCAGCTAGATATTAGAGTGTGGATAGTGCTAATGCGGAAGCATATGCAGTATTCGATATGATATCTGACTATGTGATGAATAGTATAATATCTATTCAAGAAGTAGAAAAGCTATTTAGTGGTTCACCTGCGTATTACAAAGTAAAGTATGATAGAGAGGGTATAACGGACGTATCTATTGACAAAATCAAACGTTTAGGTTCTTTGACATCAACTGGTTTGAATAATAGATTAGACTTCTTTAATGATCCAATGCGTGATGAATATGTAGTTACAGAGCTTAAAGATCATGAAGTCATGGATAAACAATACCATGAGTATGAAGGTTTGTTCTATAGGGCAAATATAAAAGAAACTATATAGGAAATGTTAGGAGAAGAAGCTTGGAATGAGGTAAAAGATCTTAGCATACGCGATATAGAAAATATATACCCTGAAGAAACTAAAATTGCTAAACAAGCAGCTAAAGTAGCTGTAGCTGGTTATAAGAAAGGAGTTAATGTAGCTGATGCTGCTGTATACATAAGCCCTAATATGACTAGAGATCTACTTAGAATGCGTGGTGTATGGAATGCTGACATTAAACGAGCATTTGAAGTATTGACCGACCCTGATACTGCAGATAAATGGGAATCTGATCCTAAGTTATACGCAGAAGCTAATAAAGTCATATTAAATGCTATGAAGTATATAGCATTCGGTACCAGATTTAGAAACGGATTAGGTATACCTTACTTTAATAAGATGGCTTTATTCCCGTTATTTAAATCTGTAGCTACTGGAGATATTAAAGCTTTATATGACAGAATGGTGGATCCTAATGATCCTATTGATATGGCTATGTTTGATTCTGCAGTTAAAGCTGGTTCAGAATCTCCTACTGCATATTATAGAAAGGCTAAAGATAGTGAAATAGAACTTAAAGATGGTTAGACTGTATTATCTGCTTCTATAGTAGACTGGGCAGAAAGCGGATAGGGTAATACTATTACTGATTTGAGTAAACTCGTAACATACAGGTAGAAGTTTAAATATATCAGACAGCAGTTAGAGACTAATCCACATACTCATCCGGAATAGATGGCTGGTACACAGTTCTTAAAAGTAAACTTATCTAATTTACGTAAGGATGATTTCTATGGTCCAGACGGTTCTCAAGTAACAGGTAGAGAAATCAATGATACAGTAATGGGAGCATTGAATACTTTATCTAACATGGGTAGATAGGATATAGTAGATGAATTATTTGTAGACGGTAATATAAATGTTACAGCTTTAGGTAATATGTTAGAGCGTGACGCTAGAGAATCTGATGCTAATGATAATGTATTATCTGGTCTTAAAACTAAAAATAATGCATTTGTAATACCTTTGTCTGCTTTATCTGATAATAAATGGTTAGAAAGTAGATTTATATCTATGATTAATAAACTAGTTATTGATGTTCATATGCCGGGTGGAGCTTTCATTCAAAGATCTGCATTTGGACTCGAAGCTACTAGCTAGAATGTTATTACAGAAGATATGATCAATGATGGAAAACCATTACTCATGATTAATGATAAGGATGGTTCTATGGACTCTGTAGTAAGTATAAATCTATTTAAACATATGATACCTAACTACAGTAAGATGACATTTAAACAAGCTAGAAAATGGTTATTAGATCATAATATCATAGGATAGAGTGCAGATGCTACCGGAATTGGTTATCGTATTCCTACACAGTCTATTGCATCAATATCCGCACTAAGATTCGTAGATGTATTCCCTGAAATTATGGGTGATACTATCATGCTACCTGAAGGATTTACTAAGCTTACTGGTTCTGACTTTGATATTGATAAATTGTATGTAGCTAGATATTCCTTCAATAAGAATGGAGGTATTATAACTCATGGCAGTGCATTAACTAGAGAAGATGTAGCTAGCGCTTATATGAATGACATTATTAAAATGTATATCAAAATTCTTCTTACTAAAGATAATTCAGCTATGTTAAAAGGTTCTATTGATGATGCTACTGATACAGTTAAGGGAATACTTAAAGATATTGAAGGTACTAGTTCATATCATCCAGAACCATTTGAAGTATATACTCCTAGATACCAAGAAGATAGAAAGGCAGAATATACCGGTGGTAAAGCTGGTATTGGTCCTTTTGCGTTGAATAATGCTCATCATATCCTTACTTAGTTAGTAGGTATTAGAATGTAGAGCGATGGTTTCACAGGAACTTTAGAGATAGAAGATGTTGGACGAATATATGACTATCCTACAAAAGGTAATCCTAAAGGAGGTCGTATATTAGACTGGTTATCTGCTATGATTAATGCGTTCGTAGATATAGCTAAAGATCCTTATATCGTTAAGTTGAATGTTAATGCTTGGACATATAATATGGTGTCATTCTTATTACGTACAGGTAAAGGTGCTCAAACATTCTATTTTGTTAGACAACCTATCTTAGTAGAGATGGCTAATGAAGTACTTAAGACTAAAGGTAAGTACGGTATTGATAGAACTAAGACTCCTTCCCAACTTGAAAAAGAAGCTATTGAAAAAGTATTAGATAAATATGACCCTACTAAAAAGTTACGTAGAAAGTATGAATATATAAACAGAAAAAATGAAACTAAAGCTTCAGAATATCAAGATCTATTTAGAACTTATATTGACGATAAAGGAGAAATAACGTCAAGAACAAGATAGTTATTAAAGATTAAACCAGAAGATTCTAAGAACTTTAATGAGGAACAAGTAAGAATATACTACGCTTGGTTAGCTCTTAAACCTTATGCAGACGATTTAGCTAATCTTGTTAAATTCTCAAAGATTGATACTAAGAAGACTGGTAAAACTTTTGCTGAGCAAGATATATATTATAAAGGTATGTTAGACATGGAAGAAAATAGTAAATTCGCTAAAGGTGAAGTTACTAGATTCTTTAATGAAACATTCATCCGTACAAAAACAGAAAATAGTATACCTTTAGGTTCATCTATATTTAGAAACTTATTACTACGTAATACTGATCAATTTGCTAATCAAAAACACATAGCTTTATCATTAGTAGGTAGAGCCGCTAATGCTGATTCTAAATTACTTAGCGCTGTAATAAATGGTATGGAAGCTTAGATAAAGAGTCAATTCTTTAATCAATATGTTAAGGATAACAATATAGACTTAAATACTATGTTCCAAGGGCATAATTCTATACCTAATAGATTGTATCGATTTAAGTAGGAGATATTAAAGGGTAATCCTAGATTAAGTCACTTATTAAACAATGATGGTACTATAGCTAATGATTTTGTCAACTACTTAATTCCTAATATTAATAAAAATGGTTTAGATTTTATTGACAGATCAGAATAGTTAAATGCAGATCAAGCACAAGCTAACAATCTTATTAACTACTGGAGACAATTGTTAGATGATCCAGAACCATCAGTTAAGAGATTGTTCAGAGATTTAGCAGTATATTCTTTCTACACATCTGGAGATAATACAGTGATGAATGCGTTCTTCCAGTATCTACCTAATAGCGAAAGGATTAGTATGGGTTATACTCAATTCATTCAAGGTAAATTAGATCAAATGGTTAACAATGCAGATAAATCTTATAATGACATTGAGGATTTATTCTTGAATAATTGGTAGAATGATAAGTTAGTAAGACCTGTAGACATGTATGGTGGTAAATATCAAGCTCCATTAAGATCTGTAAGCCTTAATAAAGATGCAGCTATGCCAAATATTATATTTGGATAGAGAACTGATATGTAGGCTGCTGTTATTAAACCATTAAACTGGGTAACAGTAGATGATATAAAATACCCAATATTTCCTCCTTATGTTAAGGTAAAAGACAGTTTAGGTTTTGAACCTGCTAATTGGCATGTATATAGATTAATAGGTTATATTGATAAACCAGAAAGAACATGGTAGGGGAAGCTTACTGGCAGAACTCTATACACTCCTATATATGGTCTGGTATCTAAAAAGGGTTATAGTTACAAGGGGCATACTATTATAGAATATGGTTTATCAACTCAATTTGAATTTAATAAGGAAAATGAATGGGATTATTTTGAAGCTTTAAATAATCTTGATGCATTATCTGATATGACTGATGAAGTAGAAAGAACATACTTTGAACAAGATAAAACATATATGCACCATATTGGAGAATTACCATCATATTCTGGCATGAATTATGCTATAGCTGAACAGGATAGAATATTTGAGTACGAACAAGATGATACTGACGATAGTGTTGAAGGTGTTGTACTTGAAGAAGCCAATGAGAATGATACTGAAAACGCTGTTACTACTTACGTCAATCATTCTGGAGGGGCTATAGGTTCAGATACTATGTGGGGTGAAATAGGAGAAGAATATGGAGTAGTATCCAATCACTATTATCATGGAACTAAGACCCCTAATGGTAATATAGAGATAACTGAAGAACAGTTTGAAATAGGTAAATAGCATGTGCATAAAGCAAACGAGACACTTCATAGAAGACCTGACAAATATATGAATTTATTAGCTCGCAACTGGATACAGGTTGAAAATTCTGATGCTGTTTTTGCAATAGGGCAACTAAAGAATGGGATAGTTGACGGAGGTACTGGCTGGGCAGTATAGATGGCTATAGACGTTAATAAGCCGGTATATGTATTTGATCAAGAACGTAATAAGTGGTATACTAATATAGATAAAGATTGGGTTGAAATAGGTACTCCTACACTTACTCCTAATTTTGCTGGTATAGGTACACGTAATATAAATCAAAATGGTATTGAAGCTATCAGAGATGTGTATGAAAATACATTCAAAGAGGATGAAGATACTGATGTAGTAAATATCTATTATGGTACTAACGAAAATGCTCAGCTAAGTAATTTTGCCACCAGACCATTTAACTTTAACATAGAACAGAATGACGGAACAACTGAGACAGTTAAATTTAACTCTGTAGAGCAAGGTTTTCATTATATGAAAGCTATAACAGCAAATAGATAGGATATTGCAGACGATATTCTTAATACAAGTAATCCTAAGTAGATTAAATATCTAACATCTAAAAGAAATTTATCTATGACACAAGATTAGCTCAATGAGTGGAATTCTGTATCTAAATCCGTGATGTTAAATCTCATGTTAGATTCATTTAAATAGAATCCGGGCGATGCTAATTTATTATTATCTACTGGTAGTGCTAAATTGACTCATAAGTATTATGGAAAAGAATAGGATAACGGTAGATTTAGTGAAGTTATTACTACAGTTAGAGATATACTTCGTGAATAGTCTTATACTATTAGTTCAACAACAGAACTTACTGGTGTAGATTTATTGGCCTTGTATGATCAAGGTAATAATAGAATATCTGAAGTATTAGATACGTTAGAAGATTTAACATCTGATGAAAGACAAACCTATTTAAATGAATTTGCACAGTAGATGGCAAGAGATAATGTTAATACTCAAGACAAACTTGAGGAGGCGTTAAGAAAATTCATTTGTAACTTATAATTCCAGATAATATGTATAAATGTCCAAATAAAAATCTTCCAGAATGGAAGGAATTAGAAAGAGTTGTACCAGAAGTTGCATATACTGTCTGGGATTTGAATAATGGTTACGGTATAGATAAGGCTCCAAACGGGGAGCCTTCTATACTATTCTAGGATTTATTAGATCATTTTGATGGTAATAGAGAGGCAGCTATAAAAGCTAAAGTAATGATATTTTCTACATCATATAAAACATGGTCAAACGGAAAAGATTTAGACGCTAACAAGGAGCCCATCATCTCAGATGTAATATCTTCCCCTAGTGTAACATATAATCCAGAAGATTTTACTCCAATATCTCAAGAAGATATGAGAGTAATTAATGAAGTAACCAAATTATATGAAAAGATATAGAAAGGTTTAAAGGATAGATTAAACTCTATTAAAAGATACACTGTTAAGAATCCTAGAGTATGGAATCAATTATAGACTACAATATAGCAATTAGCTAATTCCGAAACACAGGAAGGTATATATCAATTCTTATAGCATATTGATGAATCTATAAATGATAGTATTAAATTCTTAAGTAAACCTACAAAGAATATTAGTGCTAAACAGATTAGATAGTTATCTAATGATTATGTCGGATTCTATAAGCCTCTTATGGATGATATAATATATTTATTCGATACTACTGATATATTTAAAGATAAACCTAATTATGATGCTATAAAAGAATTAGCTAATACATTATCACAACAAATAGATAGTGTTAATAATAAGTTTATAAATGTACTTAAATCTAAGGGTTATAGTATGTTACAGCAGTATCTTACAGAACTAGGTATGCCGTAGAATATGATATAGGATGCTATCAATTGGTTAGATGATCCTAAACATGATTCTAGTTTATTTATGGATTGGTTCGGTATGTCTAGTAATAGCAATAATGCTGTACAATAGATTATAGCTAAACTACTTAATGATACTAAAAATGCTACAGATAGAGAGACTATGTAGGTTGGCATTAAATTAGTTAAATTAGTAAATGCTGCTAAAGAAAAATATGGTAACGATGTACAGAAGTTATTATATGAAAAATTAGATGATGGTACCTATTCTGGTAATAGAGTAGCTCCATTAAATAATGGCCAATTAAAACGTGATTAGAGATAGTTCATGGATAAGTTGGCTGAAAAATTAGGTATTTCTAAAGATGATAACAATATGTATGTACTACCACAAGATGAAGATATACAAAAGAAATGGTTTGATGAACTAACTAAGTGGTATGCAGATAGAGCTCAAAGAAGATACAAAGCTGAATATTACATTCTTAGAAATAAGATGCTATCTATGAAGACTAGAGATGCTGAAAGAGAAATCCAGAGTATGATAGACAGTATTACCCAGTCTATGACAATTAATGGTGTATAGTATGAAAATTTACTTACAGAAGCAGAATATAAATAGTTAGAATCTCTACGTAAACAAAAAAGATTACTATCTAATATATTTAATATAGATGGTAGTGAAAAGACTGGAATAGATAGAGTAATAGCAGATGAACTAACCTCCTTTCATGAAGAAGTGAATAAACATATTAAATATGATATAGATAAAGATAAGTATGAAAAGGATTTAGCTAAAGTAATAGAAAGATATGGAGGGGAGACCGCTGAAGTATAGTTATGGAAACGAAGAAATACTGTAACTAGGTATACTCAAGATTTCTATGATAGAATAGCTAATTTGGAGTCTGACCCTAATAATAAAGATCCTGAAAGTACTTATTAGAAACTGCGTAATAGGAGAAGACAATTACAAAATTTATATAAGGATCCTCATACTAATAAGATTGACATTAATTCATTAAGCGATGATGAGAAAAGAAGCTTATTATAGTTAGATCAAGATATAGCAAACGCATATACTGCTGCTCAAAAAACAGAAGGAGCTGATAAATTCTCAAATTTTGCAGAAATAGTAAATACAGAATAGTACTATCACGATATGGAATAGGCTAGAAATGCAGGCGTTCAAGCGTATAATGAATGGTTTAATAACAATCACTATGAAGATGTAAGAGGATTTATGCATCCGGCTTCATACTATACAGAGCTTAGACCACTACCTGAATTTGCTCAGTAGTATACAGAAACAGTACCATCTAGTAAATACTCTAAAATACTGGAATCTTCAGAGTGGTACAATCCTGAATTTGATGAAAACGGACCTGCTATTTAGCCTAACAAGAAATATTATGATAACAGTAAGGCTTATAATGAAGTAATGAATAAACCTGAAGTAAAGGAGTTATATGATGAAATTACTAATATAATGAATGAAGCTATGAGTTTCATATCATTCCTCACTAATAGTAATGAAAATATGATGCCACAAATAGAGGCTAGGTTTATGTAGGTACTGAATCGTAAAGATGGAATATTAAATAAGTTAAAATATGCTGTAGAAGATTTTGCTATAACAAAAGAAGATGATTTAGATTTTGTTAAAGAGTTTTCTACTATGCCTAATGGAGATCCTATTAAAGTAATACCTACTAGATTTATTACTCCATTAGAAGATACAAATAGTATATCTACGGATGCTGTATCTGCTGTAGTACAGTTCTACAATACGGCTGCTAACTATAAAAATATGTCAGCTAAACAGGATGAAATAGAATTAATGCTTAATCTATTAAAATAGTTATCTATAAGAACTTCTAAGGAGTTAAAAGGTCCTGGATCTACTAATGTATATAAATAGTCACAACTATTAGTAGATAGATTAATGTATGGTAGAAATAAAACTCCTATAGAAGGTAATGTATTAGGTTATAATATTAACTTTGGCAAAGCGTTAGATATTGTTAGAGGATTTGTTACTAAAGTAAACTTATCTGGTAATTTATGGTCTATAGGTACTTCATTCTTTACTGATGCTACTTATACTACTTTAGAAGCTAAAATGGGTAGATATTTTGATTTAGAAGATTTAAACTTTGCTAAATCTGAATTTGCTAGAGAACTACCTAATATGATGTAGAATATAGGTAACCCTAATCCTAAAGGTAGATTACCTTATTTACTTATGCTTAATCAAGTAGTAAAGGATAATAAAGAATTATTTGATAGGTTAGACTAGAGTCAAGTGTTACGTTCTATCAATCAAAATTTTTGGTTTGCCGGATATACGTAGTCTGATTATACTGTTAAAAGTCATACTTTATTAAGTATCTATCACAATTATCGTTTGGTTGATAATGAAGGTTTCATGTCAAAGCAATAGTATATAGATAAATTCTATTCTAATGACAGGAAGAAAGGAGCCGTAGAATTTAAATAGCTTACTACTACTTTATATGATGCATATATAGAACTTCCAAATGGCGATGTAGTAGTGGATGATAAATATAAATCTTTAATCACAGATAAACTATTAAATGATGTACGTAATAGAATAGAAATCATAAGTAAACGAATAGATGGTACTATCAGAGAAGTAGATAAGGCTGCTGTACACGCCAATGCGATGGCTTCATACTTAGTATTACATCGTAACTTTATGATTTCTGCTTTACATGATAGATTCAAACCTAAACAGTATAATCTAGATTTACAAACTATAGAGGAGGGTTACTATAGATCTACAGGTAGATTTTTAAAGAATGTAATTGCTAATAGACATTTTGCTATTAAATAGTTATTAGCTGATTATAACAATATGTAGGAATATGAACAATATGCAGTCAGAAGGGTACTAAATGAACTAGTTCTTATAGCTGCATCTACTGCTGTAGCACTTACTATAGCTAGTATAGTTGATGGAGATGATGATTATGATACTTGGTTAACGCAATCAATAACATATTTAGCTATGCGTTCAGCATTTGAATTCCGTACTATGTATAATCCTTTTGAATTTATGGCTTTAATCAAATCTCCAACAGCAGCTTTCAATTGGTTTGATAATATTAGTAGTTTCATAAACTTGATTAATCCTGCTTCATATATTGGAGATAGAACTCCATTTACTATCATAGATAGAGGAGTATATAAAGGTATGCCTGTAATACTTAAAAATATCATTAAAGTAACACCATTTAAGAGCGTTATAGAAGCTCAAGATCCTAAATCAAAACGTAATTACCTACAGAATCAATTAATGAACTTCTAAAGTTTCTATATTAATTCTCAATTAGTCTAAATACTCTAATAAAAAGATAAGCCTACTGACTATTAAATCAGTAGGCTTTTTAGTTATGAAGACTCACCAATATCTTCATAACTATAATAGTCTTCTTCTGGTAATTCTGCTTCTATAGAGTCACCAAATCTATACCAGCTATAGAATAACCTTTTTTCTAATTCTGGCACTTTTATACCTTGCCAAAATCTATTAATCTCTAGCATGGCATCTAGAGTGAAAGGTTTACCATTATTACGAAGACGTTTAATATCTTTATTATACTTAGGATTACTCAGACAATAAACAGTATAATGTCTTTTGTTAATAGTTATATAACGTTTATTGTAGTAAGAGTCTAACCTAGATAATTTACAGTGTGTTTCAAGAGACTCAATAGTATTTACACTACTATCATAAACAAGAAAGACCTTTTCTTCTAAAAAAGGTCTATTTTTATCAGATGTAAAAGCATTTATAAATCCACTTTCTACAGTTAAATCTCTCCACGTAATATTATCATCACATAATGGGACTATATAAATACTTACATCATTCAAGTTCTTCAGTACCATCTTCTTCATAATATTTACGAGTATGGTCCCAATTGCCTGTCTGATAATGATATGATAATTCTGTTAAAGTTCTGATAATAAGGTCTTTACGACTATCTAACTCTAATTCGTTAAACATATTAAATACTCTCACTTCATTATTACTATTTGTCTGAATAGCAATAATATATGCTTCACAATCATAATCTGAAATGTCAATTCCTTGATCTTTCATATACCAACTAATTGCAAGCAAGTAATAAGTTATTTGTCTATAATAATCAAATTCTTCTACAGAATGTTTAAAATTATAGACATCACTAGTTGTCTTTAAGTCAATTAAAGTAATCTTCTTATTTATATGATCGAATATACATCTATCAAGTAAAGACTTACAAGGCGCAATCCAATCATCAACAGGTAATTCCCAGTTAATATGAAACTCATTATGAGATTCTACTCCAGGAATATCTTCTAATAACTCTTTTGCCTTCTTATGATTATCAATATTATTCTTAATATTTTTAAGCATATTCAAATCAGCAAAAGATATTACTTTACGATTATCTTTTTTACTTTGTAATGCTTTAATATAATCAGCATAACGATTACATAGCTCTGTAGCTTCTTTTAAGACGATTTCAGAGCTTTTTGAATTACTGTATGCAGATTTGTATGCAGTAATCTTTTTATCATCTTCTATGAGCTCTAATGAATTAGCGTAAGTCTCACAGAAATCCTTTTGTTGTTTTACTTTAGGCACTTCATAATCAAGAATTATATAATCATTCCAGAAATCCTCTGGTTGAAGTATATATTCATGAATCATAGTACCCCTTTCGAGCTGAGGAAGTTTTAATCCTTCCTCTTTTCCATCTATCATATCTCGATAGAAACGTGGTCCTTTCTTTAAGAACCAACCAATAGCAGAATTTGATATTCTCGTATTGTCTTCATAATACGGTTTATCAATTATCATTCTTACTTAATTCTATAGTTACTATTTTAGGTCTTTCTCTTTCAAGATAACTGTCAGTTAGTATACTACAATTATATTGATTTAAATGACCATATGATATACCATCATGCCAATGTCCAAAAAAATGATGCTTATACTTACCAAAACAGTAATGTTCAAGCTTTTCATTATAATTAGGATTTTCATGAGTAATTAGTATATCACAATTTTGTATCTTTTCATATGGACATATATACTCATCATATTCATTCTGAATATCTTCAAATGCCCATGTTTGCCAATGTATAGGAGCTATCCAAGGAGTTCCATAAAAAGTTATTCCTTCATATTCATATAGTTCATCAACAAGAAATACTACTTTATCATTAGTTAAAGCTGACATCTTAATCTTAAAATCTTGCCAACTCAAATTCTTTACAGTATCATTGATAAGATTTTCTATATAAATATCATGATTTCCTGGAACTACAATTACCTTTTTACACGGTAATTTATCTACCCAATTGACAAAAGTGATAGACCAGAATTTATCTGATTCTTCGTTATCTCTCTGAGCAAGTAAATTCACCACATCACCTGCTATACATAACACATCACATTCTGGTATATTAATTAAATGACCATGTATATCACTTATTGCGCAGATTTTCATGGTATAAAGTTTTAGTTAGTTTATATATAATTATACTATAAAATAGTATCATTTCTTTAGTTCTTTTATTAACTCATCTACCTCCTTCTGATTATGAACTATATAGAAATTGACTCCTATATTATTACTATATAGGTAATATCTAAATAGTTTCTCTCTTAAAGGCCAAGCTTCATTAGGGTATCCTTTACATTCAATAACAAAGTTATCTCCTACAAAGTCAGGTAGATAAGTCATTGCTCTATACTTTTTATTATTAAAAGTAAAAGCTGGAAGTAGCTCATATCGATGCATCTCGTAATCTGCCATGATATTTGCCTCTTTCAGCTTTTTATATGTATAAGTTTCAAGTTTACTACGAAATTTAATTCCATCATATTCATTTGGAGTTGCATTTCGTACTTTACTATTTAACTATTTTTTTCTTCTCATTAACCTTTATTTTTTTTGTACTATTAAATGTAATCCATTCATCCTTATTATATGCTTTTATAGTACTTTCTAATGTTACGTCTTTATTATTGTATAGACTAATTACTCCAAATTTGAGTAATTTCCAATACCTTATTATATTAGCCATATTACTAGTAGACCGTAACCAGTTTATTATATAGTCTAATAAGAAAGTAGGTATATTATATATTACTAATAACCAAACTAATGGAATAGATAATATAAAACCAACTTTTTTAATAAATTTCTTCATATAACCAATTTTTAATAGTTTCAAATCCATTAAGCTTAACTGCATCAGATATATCTTTTGCTTTAAACTTTTTATGGACTAACATCCCTTCTAAGCCTGTTTTAAGGCTCATTTTACGAAGATATTTAACTCCAGCTGTATCTCTATCAAATAAGATAATTATACGTTTAAAACGCTTCTTAAGCTGGTTTAGAGCCTTATCTGGGATAAATGTAGACTCTGATGATGGGCTTATTGCTGGAATACCCATCTCATATAAACACATGACGTCTTTCATACTCTTTGTAATAATGAGTATATCTCCAGTTTTAGGTAACTGTTTAAACCCCTGAATGTCGTTCTCAGTCAGGTTATTACGCCACTTTGTATATTTATCTGCTAAAGGTCTATATATCTTAAAATTGTTATAGACCTTATAAGCATACATAGGATTACTATCCTTGTAAATACCCTTTACAACTCCGTTACATAGATAATATTTTATACTACTTACTCCAAATTTCTTTAGAGTAGTGGTAGAAATATTAAACTGAGACCAGTAATTGATATCTGTTAGAGTAAAGTCTTGTCTTACAATACCAATTACTGTCTCGGTTGACGGTATATATTGCTTAGAGCTAACGAGTTTCGTATCATTAGTAATTTTAAGTTTATTAACTATATCATTGAGTATATCTGAATAGTTAGTTAGTCCTGTGAATAGTGATACAAACTTAATTATATTACCACATTCTCCAGTACCATGGTCTTTAAACATTAACTGTTTAGTTTTTTTACTATAATAACATCCAAAAGAAGGTGTCTTATCCTTTCTTAATGGTGAATTATATATCATGCCTACTTTAAAATTACCAATGTACGCTGCATATATATCATACTCTGTTACTTTAGATAATATCCAATCTAAAGTAATACTCACATTATCTTTTATTTTTGTTGTATCGTAAACCATATGATATATTTTTAGCGATAGCTAAGGAATCGAACCTTAATTAACCATTACTATCATGAAAACGTGAGTGCATGCTATTCCTATTCTATGAATTTTGATGCCTCCGTCACACCTCACATTCGGCGTATTACCGTCGATTGCTTCTTATCTCACATAGCAGCATGCTACTCACGTATCGCTATATTATGCCTAGCGTAGGCTGCTTATAGGATTATCTACAAAATTAGAAAGGTAGATCATCACTAGGCTGATCACTTACAGTAGTAGTAAGAGGATTATCCTCCTTAACTTCCTTATCTGCAATAATCGGCTTAGTAAACTGATCAATACCTGTAATTTCTCTAATCATGCTTTCATTCTTACCCTCTTCATAGAAACCCATAGGAATATTCATAGGTTCAATAGAGGCAAACTTAACATAACTAGGAAGCGTAGTATAACCTTTATCGTTATAAACTATCTTTACTTTAAGTAAAATATCTTTATTAGCACTATTAAGCATTGTTACTACCCAGTTAGCAAACTCCTTATAAGAACTGCCACTGAATGCTAATACATTCTTAGGATAGAAACACTTGAGTATGCGCATAATGCGAGTTACCTGGTTAGTAGCTTTACTTTGATTCTGTTCTTCAGTATCACTTTCACGAACAGCTGGTTCCCATTCAGTATGAACAAGACTCTTACCATCTTTTTCAAAAGTAAATTCAATGAACTTCTTCCCTGTAGGAGACTCTGCAAACTTTGCGGATACAAACTTAACATTGTCATGAATACCTGCTTCCAAGTACTTAGTATTATTACTATTATCTGACAACTTTACTTCATTTGCTAATTCTGTACTAAATATCATAATATCTTATTTTTAATTATTCAGGTAAATAAACTTTATTCCAATAAGCAGTAATGTTATTATTTTCATCACTCTCTGCTACTACTATATTCTTCCCTCTTAAATGAGGTGCTCTAGCTTCAATAACAGAATTATCTCCGCCTTCAAATGAGATATGTGTCTCATTCTTCTTTCTATATACATAGCCAACAGCATCTGCTTCGCCACATATAATATTTGCTAATGCACCTACTAAATCAAGAGACATTTCTGCCATTTCTTCGCCATTCTTATTAATCAACTTATCTTTAGTATGACCAATAAGTATAAAGTTATCACATAATCCACGGAACATATCAATAACTTTTCTTACAGCTTGTCTTATATACAGATAACCAGATCCATTAGGTAATGTTCTTAAATCTGTACCTTCATACTTTTTACCCATTGGAGTAGCTTTATCATTTATATTCTATATAAGGCGCAACTCTTATATACGTTCTCTTATGAACTGCTGCATATCACTATGCAGATTAGACTATATCATCTCCTTTTACTTTAAGCAGCAGTCAGGAGTTCCCCGCTTCCATTACCATTAGCTTGTAATGTACTCTCTTTCGAGATAGTCGTTGAACTTTCATTATAAAACTTATTATAAATTTTATATACTTTATCTAAAAAAGTATTTAAATCATATTTATTCTTCATACGATTACATATCGCACAACATGATACGCAATTGTCTTTTGAGTAATCTTTTTTAGAGTCCAATCTATCTATACCCATACAATTTTCACAATTACAATAATAACAAGGTTTAACTAAGTATTCTTTTATTTCTTCTCTTGTTAGATTCATTTTGTAATTTCTTCCATTCGCACAAGCAATTATAGAAGATACTCTATCCCTTAGTTTTTTCTCTTCTGAAGGATATTTTGTCTCTGCTATTTGTTTTTGTAGATCATTGACGCAATTAGAACAAGATTTTGGCTTATAATTACTTTTTCCAAATCTATCTGATCTAACTATAGTCTCTTTTCCGCATCTATTACAATAACATTTAAAATAACTGCGTTTACGTTGTTTTTCTTTATCGTATTCTTCGTGATCTAAATCTATTACAGTTAATACTCCTTTTGTAGTATTAATGTATTTATTTAAAGTTTCTTGTTTCATAATGCTTAGCTTCTGATTGTTTTACCCATAACTATATATTAAATATATAACGATGTAATGGGTAAAATGTTCCAGAAATTCAAGGAATTTTTAATAATACATTTCTGTATTATGCTCCATAACTTTAGAGCTGTATAGCAAAGCTCATACACATCTCTTCTAGACGTGTAGCATTATCTATAGTAATATATTTGTAAGGATATTTACCAGTTTCCTTTTTAACTTCTCTTATTGCATTAGCTATATCACCTAAATCTTTTACGGATCTAGCTTGAACAGCTAATGCCTCTAAGAACTCTGAACCACCTTCTAAATCAATAATTAGATTGTTATCCAGCGCTGCAACTAAAGTAGTTTTCCCAGCTTTTGGTTTACCAAATAAAATCAAAAATCTAGGATTTTCTACTTTAGCTTTTACTTTTTCTTTTGGTAATACAATCATAAAAGCTTCTATTTTTGTATTCCTCTGATAAAGCTCTGATAATCTCTGATAATATGGAATAAGATATTTTAATTAAAACAAACCACGTTTCTTAATATTAATCGTGATATCGATAATAGTTTTCTTTGTCTTCGGTTTCAAATAGTTCAAAGAACCAAATGCAATAGGAATTACTTCATAACCAATCTGTACAAAGTTATCAAAGATTTTAACCGGAGTACCAAACTCATCTTTGAAGTCATAGTCAACATCAAACGGACAATGTTCCTTTGCATAAATATCAAGTGCGTTAATTGCCTTGAAGAATTCTGTTTCTAAATCGAAATTAATTACATTATCTCCCCAACACTTAAACGGACAATTAGCACATTCCTTCGGTAACCATCCAATATTATGAGTCTTACTTAAACCTAAAGTAATAATATCACCTGCACCAGCATATTCGATGCCATAACTGCAGGAAGGATAATCACTCTTACTTTCTACAGTCATCCAAGGATAAGCGTTAATTACTCGGTCCATTAAAGACTCCTTATATGTTTTTGCACTCTTAGTATTTTTCGGTAATGTAAATGTATATGATTTCATAATTTTCAGCCTTTTTAATTGTTATTACTAAACGAAATCTTCCTTACTGGTTCATCTTCTCTTATAGTCTCAATTAAGTTATTGTATTTAAGGTCATTATCAAACTCAAGTATAGAACATTCACCTGCATCTCTATTCTTTAGAATATGCAAGTAAACCTTATCTCTTACTGGTAGACGATTTGGTCCATAACTCTGTATATTGAGCACAATTTGTATTCTCTGCAAGCTCTTTATCTTGCACTCTACACCTTCATTTTATACGTGTAGTTTAGACTATTTCTTAATGTAATCTTTTAAGTTTACATTTCCCGCTTTCGTGGTAGAATTATTAACATAGCTTTAATAGCGGTAGTTTCACTACTAGTCGTTAGACACTATTCATATATTTCTATATAAACTTGGTACGGCGTTGCCCTATCGGGTTTTCACCGTTTAACGGGATTTATCCAGAACAGCTTTATTTATTCTGGCCTATGAATACATATAACGTAATCTGATGCATGAAAGATAGTATCAGCAGAAGATATATCGCTACGCATTGGATAATGCATAGATGGATTATTAATTCTTTCAGGATTTTCGATATTACGATTCATCTGTGATAACTGTATTATTGTAGTATCTGGAAACTTTTTTACTCTAATAAACAGTTTCTGTAAATCGGAAATCACTTGTAGTGCACTTTCACGATTTTGACCTTCAACAAGTAAAGTATGATCAAGTATAATCACAAACTTCTTGCCTTTAGCTTTATTTTCGTAAAAGTAATCAATGGTAGATGCTATATCTGCAACAGTACCCGGTGTATCTACATAATATATCGGATATGATTTTATCTGTTGAGAGGTTTGTTCTACTTCTTCTAATAGTGTATTGTCTAAATCACTACTAGAACTATATAGCTGAGCAGTAGTTTGCCTTAACTTACTGCTCAATTTTCTACCTACTTGTCTAGAACTTAACATTTCAAATGAAAAATTAAGTACTACTACATCCTGATTAGAATTTAAGTCTATTAAATCACTTTCAAGCGTATTTACAAATGAACTCTTACCGCTACCAGATATACCTACAATAGTATATATAGTATTAGGTTCAATACCGCCCATACAGGACTTATTGAACTTACTCCATCTAGTACGTAAAGAAACAATCTCGTGATTTTTTCTCTTACGAATATACTCTACTGCTTCATTAGTAGCAGAAGATATATGTCTAAATGTTAGTGTTTTAGTAGATATCTGTTCCATAATTGTAATAATCTTGGTTAGGAGTTTCTACTTTCATTTGTTCCTCAATAGTTTCCCACTCATGTTGAGTGAGCCATTTCCACATAGTTTTCATATAACCTATTTTACCTGTACGCATACGCTCATCTATTTCGTATTTTAAACAATTCATGATATGTTCATGCATTGCTTTAGATTTGCCTACAATGTGGTTATATTCCTTCCTACATTTGTTCACGTTAGCTCTGAGAAATCCCTTAGTTCCATCAGGTCTCATAACATAAACTGGAAATTGGTCATAGAACATATCAAACATAGCTTTGTCTTCTTTAAGAAGTTCTTCTAGTTTCTCTGTTTTACTTATGACTTGAGTATCTCTATCATACTGGATAGAGATTAAACCTTGAGTCTCTAACTCTTGTATTTCTTCTTCATTAACTAGGCTGAGAAGTCTCTGAATGTCTTGATTGATTGTTTTGATATCATTCAATACAAGTGTTAGGAATACTAATTGATTAATAGATAAAGTTGGTATTCTATCTAAGATAGAAGTGTCTATTTCTAAAATCATAGTCTTATATATTATATAAGCTTATGGTCTATCTGAAATATATCTGATAAGCCTCTGTTAATCCCATAGGCTCAATTGTAACGGTTTCAAATCTCTGATTATCTTATAAGCTTCCATAATGTAATACCTATAATTAATCTTTCTTTCTTCAATTGGTTTATCATCAAACTTATTTAGAAGAGTAACACCAGATGCAGTAAGCATATTCTGATATGATTTAGCATCGCTATCACTACTATACTTCCATTTCCATAAATATCCACCATTAGTAGACGCATAGAAACGGTTAGTTCTCTGTTGTTCCTCGTTCATATATTCAACATGCCACTGTTTACCAGTTTTCTCAGACATTAGAAAATCTCTTATATCTGTACAATTCTTAATTGTATCTTCAACAGATATTCCGTTTTTAAAGAAGTTTATTACTGCTTTAGGTATAATTTTTGGAGTTAATCCTTTACCTAATTTTACAGTAGTAATAAACATTCCTTTCTCTTTTACTTTGTTATCTTCAGTAATAGCAAAATAATCATTAATAGCATATTGGTACATTGCTTTAAAACGGTCTTCCTCTAAAGTAAGTTTAGTAAGCTGTTCCCATTCTCTACAAATACTGTTTACTTTGGAATATACATCTTTCTTTAGTAAGACAAATAAGCCATCAGTATTTGCTTGGACGATTCGACATCCAATTTGAGTTAATTTTTCAGCTAACATAAGTAATAGTAACTGTCCATTAATTCTAATCTGCATTACTGCAAATGGACTATAACAGAAATTATGTTCATTCTGTAAATTACCTGATAAACCATTTAAAGCTAACTTTAAAGTTTCATTTTTTACTTTATCGCCGTTGTGTTTAGCTTCAATTCGCTCATCTTTAATTTGCTTATATACTTCTAGGAATTCTTTACCTAAATGTTTAGGATAGAATTCATATTCTATAAGCATACTAGGATATAGAGAAGCTACATCTATATCTATGAGCATTTCATCATCTCTAGGAATAATGATTTCAGGACTATTCACAGAATGAATACCTCCTACTCCTACAGAATAGCGTAAATTATTAAATACAAACTTATTCTCATATCCTTTTCTACCTGGAGATACTATCTGATTTTTCATATCATCTAATACTCTCTGTAGAATAGGACTATCATATTTAATAAATGGTAATATTACATCTTTCAATGGTATTACACTCATTGGAGACCTTAAATCTTTAATATCCTGCCAAGTTAAACCTGTCTTTTCTAGATATTTCTGAGTTAAAATCTTCATTCCAATGTTTACACCATCTTTACTGAGTACTCTTACTCCATATTCATCTTCAATAGCGATTCGTAAATCAACGTCTTTCTTACATCTATTTAATAATTCTGAAGTAGATTCAATATCATTGATATTATAATCTATCATAGAGTTAAAATCTTCTAAAGGAAGAGGTTTAGTCCAATCACATGCAAATTCCTGTACATTAGGATATTGCATTGTTACTTGTATTTCCTTTAAACCTACTCTAAGTTTATTAGAATATAACATAGTAAGAATATCAAAAGTATCAAACCATATCTGATACTTCCAATGCTTCCATGTATCTATATTATCCTCACTTGAAGTAGTTATAGTCTTACTTAAGTTAAATATAGAGCTACATATAGTAGGTATATTATATTGCATTAATTTATCTTCATATTCAATTATATAATTGATTATAGGATTATCATAATGCAAATTATTATAACCACAGAATATAACATTTGCTGGAATGTTAATATTTGTAGTATAATAATCTCCCCAAGTAATATATTTATCTACTTGTTTAAAGAACTTAACTAATTCTCTTAGTTGATTTTTTCTTTCTGATATCTCAAACTTATAGATGTTGTTTGTTTCTGTATTTTTTACCGAACAATGAAAGATATTTTGAAATACCTCAATATCATATACGTAGACTATCTTTCCTCGTATAATCATATTATAAGTATTTAAAGTTAGATCCCATGGTTGGACTCGAACCAACACAATCACACTACATAGTAGCGGCTCTACCACTGAGCTACATGAGAAACCAGTTTAAGTTATGGAAACAGAAATATTATTAGTTTTATGCTGCTAATAACTTATTACGACTATAATAAGTTATACTATTATCTCCTTCAATATCCTTTACAGTTACTCCTGTAAATGACGTATCTTTCTTGTACTTTTTAGCTAACTTAGCAGCTTTATTCTTTGCTTCATCTCTAGTAGATGCTTCAAAGTTTCCAGTAGCAAAATCGTATACTTTCATATCATTATCAGAGCATTTTCTCTGTATAGCATATTGAAAGTTTCTCTTGTTAGGCTTTTCTTTAACAGATAGTTCTGCAGCACTAGGAGCCATCTGTTTACCTTTTTTAGGAGTTAAAGGATTATCACGTACTGATTCATCAAATTTAGCTTGCATAGACTTTTTTGCAAGTTTATCAGCTTTTATCTTTTCTTTGATTTGTTCAGTTGTTAACGTAACTCCCTTAGGTTTAGTGAACATATTGTTCTTGACTATACGCGTAAAATGTTTCTTCTCTTTACGGGTATATCGTATTGTAGGATCATATCCTGCTTTCATAAGAATATTCTTGATTAATTCTTTCTTAGATTGTTTTATAGATTTGTTTTCACTCATAGCATCTTTTGCTACTTTAGTAGTGTATTCGGATTGTTTCTTATTTCCTGCCCACTTTACAAATTCTATTACTTTCCCATTCTCATCATATTTAATGATTCCAGATGGACCCGGTTTCTTGCTTACCGTCATTATTTGATAAGCCTTATAGCTTCTATGAAACTTATTCTTGTTACTTCTATGATTCTTTATACCGGTTCTATTATTTTTCTTTGCTAATATCTTTTTCATAATTTTTGATAATTAAGTTATTTACTTGAAAATCCTTTTATTTTGCTAGAATTTTCTTCCTTTATCATTTCACAATAAAATATGGTAGTAGTATTAGTACCTACATCTATACTACTTAATTCTCTTTCAGGATGTTTACTAGCCCAGTTTATAAGAACATTAACTCTATTCTCATAAGCTGAACTAGACTCCCAAAATTTCTTTCTTACATAAATTGCTTTTCTAACTTCTTTCATATTTATGCAGCTAAGGATAAAGCAGGAGCTTCAATATCGAGTTCTGCTTTCTCATTAAAATCTGTAATATCTTTATTGATTTTGTTAATTTCTAATTGTAATTTATTTTTTAGACCTGCAATATAAGCTGAAGTAAGCTCTTCAGTTTTATCTAAGTTCTTCTTTCCTTTAGAACGTTTAAGTTTCGGATCAAGAGTCTTAATCTTACTTAAATGAAACAACTGTTCAGTCTTTTCACATAAAGTAAAGATATTAAGATAATTGTTATCTTTAGGTAATTCAGTAAATTTCTTATAACCCATATTAATACACTGCATATACAGTTTTAATAATATACGTTCTTCAGATAGAGCTTCAATCTTCTGAAGTAATGCTTTTAAGTCATAATTACGTTTAGCTTCCTTTGGAATAACATTTTCTTCTTTAATCTTATTCCAATAGAAAGTAATTTCATTAGAAATTTCCTTAATACGACCGATTTTACCTTTATTCTTATCTCCGAGCAAATATATTGATGTAATTGATTTCATATTGATTAATATTTTTAAATGTTAAATACTCGACCAAACTACATCTACCAGTAGTAGTCCCTATGGGATTCAAACCCATAACTTACACATTAGAAGTGTGTTACTCTATTCAATTGAGTTAAGGGACTGTGTAGTAACAACTGCCCAATTCAGCAGTAATTACTATAAATAGTACCCAGTTCAGTACTATGAAATTATGTTGTTTTAAGATAATATCCAAATCAATATTTTCTAAATTTTCTTAACTGGCCGAGTACTATAGGAATAACCCGTCCACCAGTCTTAATTCCAACTATTCCATTAAGCCCCTCAAGGTTAATGTCTTCAACGTTGGTTATACCATTTTCTCTTGCATATTTTTTGATATTCTCTTGATTGATCCATTTAGAATGTAGTTCCCCATCTGAACAATTCCTCATACAATCAAACAAAATATCAACAATACAATCGAAATCCTTACGTTTCTTTGCCTCATCAATTATACTTTTAGTAATCTCATCAAAGGCATATTCATTTCGAGTCGAATTCGACCCAGTAATTGCATCTGCTATACTAATAGAAGCATCTATAATACTTACCGATTCATAAGTATTAAATAATCTTTGCCACCATAATGGCCCACTTCCGTAAAATAGGAAGACCCGTCCATCTTCTCTAATGCTTACTTTTTTAGGCGTTTCTGTACGTCCTCCATTCCAAATCTGAATTTTAGACAATATGGCTGGCTCAGAACATATTAGAATTCGCAGAAGTTCTACACGCAATGAAGAAAGTCTGCCGTTCATAAGCTTCTACTATTTTTCTTCAGTAATTGTAGCAGTTACGTGAATTTCAGTTTCCTGATTATCTAAACCGCACTGCCGTAAATACTCAACCTGCATACGCTGATTCATATCCATATAACCACGGACAGTTTCAGCTAACTGCATACACTTACGTGTCATCTCTTCATAGAAGTTTAACACACTCTGGTTGGATAACTTAGTTAAGTCATTCAACATAGGAAGTTCTTCAGCTGTAAAGAACATAGGCTTAGAGCCTGGTTTACTCAACCGTTCAATACATTCAATTACATTCTGCCGGGTTGCTTTAGTAAATTCAGGATCAGCAAGCTCAAAAACTAATGATGGATCATTCTTCTTTTCATTCAAGATGATTTTCGGACGTCCATCAACATCCTTCTCAAGTAAACTAACTGACTCAACATCAATAGCCTTGAGAATATAAGCTTTTACTTCCTGACGGAAAGTATTCTTACCTGTAGCTACATCTTCTTTCCACTTAAGGTCAGGAGTTTGTGCTACAATTGTAAAGATCTGCTGTCCAAAGAAAGGCCCAAACTTCTGGGCTGTTTGCCGATAGCGAGCTAAAATTTGAGCTGCTAAACCCGGAGTGTTAGCTCCATTAATATTATTTTCCATAAAAATGTTCCTTTTTGAGTCCGTACTTGATATACCAATACGAACATAGTTATACAAAAAATTGTTAAAGTCTCTCCACTGTTCGATTATTTAATAGCTATTCAGAATAGGAATAGGTGAATTCAATCACATAATCTACTAAGCACAAAAATGATAAATTGAAAATTTATGAGAAATACTCTGTGAGTTACTTCTGATAATTTCTGATATTTTTTTGTTTTAACGTCCCGTTTCGACGGTTAAGATTCAATTCCTTCGATGCTTAACGCACCCCTCACCGTAAGCGTATAACGCGATTAGATGCGATATAAGCCACTTTATCATCAGTTCCTTAGAACCTACTGAGTATGTCCGGATATTATCGAAATTCGCTAGAATTACGGTTGTTTAATCTAACATTACTAAAATCATAGACTCATTGCTTATAGCATGACCCATCTATACCATTTCCAGGATTTGTTTGTTTATACTGCACGAACATTAGGATTTCCACCTATCATCGTCTCCTTGTTTGCTTATGGAATATTTTCATCATAAGTGTACTATTGCCCTTACAGAGACAGTGTAAGAAACAACACAGGTAACTAACGATTCAGCGTTCTCTCACATACAATGTTGCGCATTGTACTTTACGAGTGTCTTAACAGTCAGCAATGTCGGTTGGCAGTCGGGGTGGTGATCTGTCTACTCACACTACTCTTACGAACGGTAGTCTCAGCGTTTACAGTTCCATTGGACTTCCCAATTAGTTAAATAGTTAAACAATTAGAGTTCATTTTATCATAGCTGACTCTATTCAGCGTAAGTAAAGTTGATTCATTAAGTATATCATCATATACTATAATTATTATTAAACTGGTTTTAGGATTCTAACTCTAAAGCATCTTTAATAACTCTATTTACTTCCTTAATCCATAACGATGTTTATTATCCAAAATTCTGGTATGAATTAGTATAATAAATCAAAGGCATTTGCATATCTTGAAATGCTTAAGCTCTGCCGTTTTTTACAAGGAGTTTTCTCTGCGTCTCCTAATTTTACTTATTACCACGTAATAACACTTGCTAAAGGTGCTCGCTTCTAAGTTCAGGGTTATAGCGCCCTCATACTCGCATTTTAGACTATTATATTTTAGTCTCGTCATTTCTCATATATTATACTCATCTACACGACAAAACTCATGAGTCACCTTAGACTTGAAAGACGGTATCAATCTCATATACCTCATCCCTTATACGTAAGTTCTTTTGCAGCACGCTAATTACGATAGCGTACAGGATTGGCTCCTGCTCCATGAGTAACCAGTCAAGTATATACTTGGGCCATTGCATATCCAGCTTTCATATCCTTACTTTGTATAAGTATGTACCATAACACGGTTATCCTTACATTAGTATCAGTAATTTACTCCCTTCATAAGTACAAGTTCCAATATCCACAATTGCATATTGCATCACAGCTGATGTGTACTGAACACTAGAGTTAGCCTGTTTCCCTTTCTGGACGCACAGTAGCGCTTTTGTTAACCGATTTTGGAGACCGGTAATGCGTTATCTGCAATCTCTTTTTTTCCACGAGCTGGCTGCTTCTTAAGGTGAAACTAACCTTTGCCTCTCGGCTTTACTTATTCTTTCCAAAGGAATAAGCCAGGAACCGTATTGTCCCTGTTTCGTCATCGTGTTTATATCCCTTTTTGATTCTGCTTTTGATAAACTAATACGGATATAGGGATTTCGTTCCCTTTGCACTGTTTAGTACTCAGTGTGTCTTCTCTTTAGTACTGCGTCTTTAGAAGTCTCCAAACGGTTCTCACTTCCTAATGAGGATTGTACACGCTCATCCCCTCTTATGTAGTTTTCAATTACATAAGCTAACACCCTACCTTTTGAGTAATCTCACAGTTTTAGCTGCTAACATATTCTCGGGTCATGTAACTTTTCGGGCCATGGAGAAATGATTCCAAGCTCCCTGACAGGTGCGACCAGTATTATTGTATACTTTACCGCATGACTTCCTCGGAGTGATTTACGCTATAGTTTTACTCCTCTCGAACTGTGATATAATTATAGTATTTATTATACGGTTATTATCACTAACTTTTTACCGTAGGGCTGTTATCTTTAGCCGTTGATTTTTGTTCTGGTATATTGACGCTCGTTATTTCACCGGTAGTAAGATTAATAGTAGCTACTACTTTCTTACCTAGACATATGTCGACAAACTTATTTTTTACATCACTACTACTGATGTAGTCTATTGGTTCCATTTTTGAAGCGTCAAAACCATCCAAACATTTACAAGCATTACTTACAGACGAACGTAAGTACTGTTCTACATATAAACAATTAGTTATACTACTGTTAGCTTGGTCTCTAATAAAAGTAGACTGATTACCTTCTACTATAAAGTATTCAGTTTGAGCTTGAATAGAATTCAATTTAGCTCTTGCTTCTCTTGAGTCCTTAATGATACGTGATAGACGTATCATCTGTTGAAGTATAATTTTATTGTTCATATTTATCTACTATTGTTAATGGAGTTGCCGGTGATTCGTCATCAGATACCTTACTTATAGCATTTACTTTTGGATATCCTGTTGAATTCGTCTTCTCTATTACTTTAGTTTTCCACTTAACTACTGGCTTTGGTTCGCCAGTAGTTTTTACATTCACTTTTGCGTCTGTTGTTCCTTTCACAGATACTTCTAATGTAGATAAGTCGACTTCGACATTTATCTCATCTACAGACTTTTTCTCCTCCTTTATTACTTTAGGGAAGTTAGGTAACTCCACTATAGAGGGTATAACAGGCTGTGCCTGTATAACTTCTGTAGTTGCGAACATTTGCCTACCAATGAATACACTGACAACAAACATTCCAACTACAGTTAACAATCTATTATTCATTTGATATGATATTTATTAGAATGGCTATTCTTCTAGGATATGAATTTTTAAAAGAAACCTTTTAAACCAGCTTAATTTTTTTTTTCATTCCCTTCAGATGGTTCTTCTTTCTTAGGATACTCATCCTCTTTTGGAGCTATCAAATCTCCTTGACAATACTCTGCAAGACGGTCAGCCGGATCTCGATACAGATTAATAATCTGACCTACAACCATACGCATTTTATCAAGCGTAGGAGTCTCTTTCTGTTTGTCAAAGTAATTGGTACGAATACTCCCTAGAACCTTACGAGCAACTTCACGCGCAGCTTCAAGTTCAACTTTCTTACTGTCCTCTACACCATCAGTAGTAATAGTATAGTCAGCAAATAACTTATCAATGTAGTCATTGCCGAGTAAGCCAGTAATAGCATTAATTGCTTTATCCTGTTCAGGTTTTGCTTCAGGATCATCCTTCAGCTTATAGCGGAAGTTTTCTCCAATTAAAGCACGTAATGCTTCTGCTACTTGTTCTTCACTCCAACCGGCTTTAGACATGTGCGTATGCATGATAGAGTGAGCCATACACGGTGAACCTGTCTGTGAAGTATATAAGTATACAGCGCGACCTAAACCACGCAAGATAGCTGTAGGCTGGATAATAGAGAATATCTCATTGATCCAATCTGTAACTGTCTTCTCGTCTAATGCAAGCTTCTTATCTGCATCAGTTTCTTTCAGGCCACGATATACACGATACCATTCTACAGTGTTAACTATATTTTCTGCCACATTTTTCTCTTTAGAGATGAGGTAATTAAGGGCAGTTTTCAATTCCTCATCATTAGCAATCTTGTTAGGATCAAGCTCTGGAATTTCTACTTTTGGCTTGCCGTTTGCAAGTTCTGTAGGTACTTCACTTTCTGAGAAGTTAATAGACATTTGTCCATCGTTCCCAGGCAGAGCTTTAGCAGGAGCTAGTTTAATGCCTAGCATTTCTGCCATACTTTGCAGTGGTAATACTTGGTCTGCAGCTATCTGTAACTGCAATTCGCCACGTTCACCACGGTCAAACAAGTCTTGACGTACATCGACAAGAGCTAACAAAGTAACTACATCAATGCTACGATTGATGTCTGCATATAACTCAGGATATTGCTTCTTGAGCTCTTCGTTGTTGGCATAACGCTGTTGCATTACAAATGCTAACATAGCTTTACCATCAACAGATGATTCTCTTGAACCAATAGGTATGCCGGCTGTAGGAATTCCTGTAATAAGATTTGCGGCACGTTCAACAGCCTTCTTTTCAGGGCTATTCTTACCTGTTGCATCTTCAGGAATAATTGTAGGAATTTTCTCTTCCTTCTTCTTAGGCTTATCCGGACCTTTAGGGGCGTCCTTCTTTGCTTGCACCTTAGTTTCCTTAGCTGTAGTAGGAGCTTTCTTTGCATCCTCTACTTTAGCATCTTTCGGCTTGTTATCTACTTGAGGCTTAGTTTCCTCTTTCTTGTTCTCTGTGTTGTTTACTTTAGCTTCAGCTTTTGCTGCTGCTTTTGCTGCTTTCAAGGCTGCCTTTCTTTCAGCCTTACTCATTTCTTTTGCCATTTTGATAATGTTTTAAAGTGTTAAAATAAAAATTATTATTAAGTACAATTAAAAAAGATAGATTAGTTTAAGAGGTTAACTATCATCCTCTATTTCTGGTGAGTCACGTCCATTAGTAAAGGTATTACTTTTAGTTAGTGCATCGAATAATTCTTCATCTTTAACAATGTAACCTGCAACCCCAGTAAGGCGAATGGTAGTACCTTCTGTCACTGTAGCTACTAAGCTTTGCATGCATGTTAAAGCATCATCATTACTCATGGTGCTAACTAAACTAGTAAGAGAAGTAGTCTTATCATTATCTGACTTAACTACTTCCTTACTTAAAATACCTACTAATAGACCAGCCATAATAGCGAAAACAAGTTTCCACCACATTCCTGTACTACGGAATAACCGTGCAAGGATAAATGCTACAGTTAATAGCACAATAATAATTGCTGGTGTCATAATTAGTAAATGTTTTTAGTTTAACAATTGTTTTAATTTCTCTCTCGCTTTGTTAAGGCGAGATTTTACTTGAGACTCAGAGAGCTCAAGATGTTCAGCAATCTCTTTGTAAGAAAGATTCTGAACTGTACGTAGTTCAAGTATATACCTATACTTATAGCGGAGTCTGTTTAATGCATCTGATAATTTACTATCTGTCTCATGATAGATGTAAACATCTTCTGGTGAGCTGTCGGCCGAACTGCTTACCTGTAGACAGTTATCATCATTATCTAACTCATAATCATACTTCTCTTTTTTAGTACGTATATAATCAATACTACTATTTATAGCGATAGTTTTTAACCACATCTCAAATGAAATATGATTAACATAACTAGCTATCTTAAAGAAAGCTTTAGTAAACGTTACAGATACTAAATCATCTGTTACATCCTTATTATGTACAATATTATATATAGTATTGTATATAATTCTGTGATAACGATTATAAAGCTGTGTGAAGGCGTATTGTTTACCTTCTTTAGCCTGCTTGATCAGATCTAAAAGCTGTTGTCTTTCTTCATCTGTCATAATTACGGGCTTTAGTGTGCCTATAGAGTCAACTAAGACTCTATAGACTTAAAATGGCAATTCTAGTACATTCCTACAATAATATTCATACCAATCTTTGTAGAATTTATTATAAGTATCCCATATACATTCCATGAATTCTATTTTCATAGGTCTAGTAAGTACACTAGTAGGAGTATTATTAATTAATCCACATAATATTCTTATACGAACTTTTAGAGTTAAATCTTTATCTACTCCTATCTTTTGTATTATCCTATTATCAAACCAAAATATTAAATATTTTACAGTTTGAACTTTATAAGATTCATGAAATTCTAGTTCTTTTAATTCCCTTTTTTGTATTCTTAAAAAGGTATACCACTCAGGTCGCCAGTTAAATGAACTATATTTAACTCCCCAAGTGGTATATATATGGTTTGTCAAACTATAAATTAACATATTGCTGCTTTACTCTTTTAGCTATTTTCATTAGTACTACATTAATTTGTGCTAATGACCAACCTGTAGTTTCTAATATATAAGCCTTAGTTGCAGATACACCTCGTCCATATATTCCAATATCTTCAATGTATTTACTAGTAAATGTCTTTAACTGTTCGTCAGTTATATTAGGCATTTTCGTACCATGAATCGATTGACGATAAGATGGTAATGAACATATTTCCGAGTATTCATACTCTAGAAAAACAAATTTGTCAGGATTTGCTAATACACTCTGAATTTCAATGGAGTCTTCAGGAAGTATAGTGAATTCTCCTTTCTGTACTAGGTCATTAACCAATAGTGCAGAAGTAATTCTCATACAAGGAACTTCTCCAATTATATTAGCAAGAAGTTCAAAGTTTTCACCTACAATTCTGTAGATACCAGGATGATTGAGTCTCATGGTTGATTAATTTCTTTTTTAAAGTTATTTACTATTCCAGATACTTCTGATAAAGTTAACTCTGGATATTTTTGCATCACTTTATTAACTGCATCAATATCAGATTTAGCTGATCTGAGTAAGTTAATGAACTCTGTTCTTTCATGTTTAGAGTCAAACCAAGCAAAATATCTTACACGCATTGATATTCGTATTCTTTTATTTTACTACTTAATTCATTCCATTTAGCGATATCTATATCAGTAGCATCTACTAAATGTATTATGTCACATTTAGTGTTGAATACTCTTCTAATATAAGACATTCCTTCTTTGTAGTGATACTTATTCTTATAAGCACGAGGTACTACATTATGAAGACGAGTTATTAATTCAGTCTTCATTCTCATCTCTGTTGCAGCTTTCTCCCATGATTCTGGAAGATTCTGTCTAATAAAATTCATTAATCCCATTTCAAATTAATATTTATTGATTAAACTTAATTTAATTTGTAGTAAGTAGGTGACTCGAACACCTTATCTCTTAGTAATATCTAAGGCTTCACTACCATGCAAAGCTTACTTACTCCAGCTTTCTACGACATTAGCTTAGCCGTTGGACTCTGTTATCACGCTGCGATACCAGTATAGTCCATTACATAACTTGTATTGCCAGTTATCTGCATATTGACCTATTCTATTCTGTTTCAACGGTTCAATACTATTTCACACCCTTATTATATTTTTTTAGTGGATGTGCGCGGTACTGCCCCGCGGTCACCTGAAGGCATAAATAGACCTAACAGTCAATTCTTTTTACAGTTCGGTATTATACCTACTCTATTGTGGGTATATGACCGACCAAAGTCATATACCCTATGGTCTTGAGAATGGTTAGTTCTCTTATACTGATCTTGATAATACACGAATAATAGTTAAAGTATAGATACTTTAAACGATTCAAAGATTCATATTATTCAGCCTAAACTTGATGTCACGACTAAGGCTTTTCTCTATTTCTAGAGGACAATCTTATTGTCGCGATCTCAGACTTATGATCGGTAGTTCCCCATAACTGATTTAAAAATTCTGTATGAGACCTGTTAATTCAGGTCCTTGTATGCCTCAGGCCCTAGTTAGTTCAAAAGAACCGATTCCGACTCACATACTAAAGCTATTGATTCAAAGATTCTAAGCTTGGAACCTCTTTTATTTGTTTTGAATTAGTTACCTATTAGTATTAGGAACTAAATCATCGTATCTCCATTGCCAAGAGTCTGGAAAGAGTTCGTTAAGTTCATTTAAGGACTTATCGATATCCTTTCCAATCTCAATAAGATCCTTGTCGTACTGTTTCTTTAGATTGTAAGCTTCTTCCTTCCATGCGGATACAGGTTTCTTTCCACTTACAATCTCTTCTTTCAGTGCAGCAAGATCTTTTAGGTACTGTTTGATACGTTGGTTTGTTCTGTTAGAACGACGAACTTGTAGTACCGCTGAGGATACCGTATATTCGCTCTTCTGAACAACAGCTACTAAATCTTTCGTTAACTTTTCTTTGCGTCGTTCAGCAATTTTCTTTGCTGCTTCTTCTGCAATTTCTTCAGTTACCTTACTTGAATTAGCGATTACATCCTGGATGTTTTCTCCATTTACATCCTCTGTAAGGATGTTCATTTTCTTTACTTCTGCCATTTTGAATACAGTTTAATTGATTTAACAATAAAATTTATTTAACACTACAATATAATCTTAATGAAAGAACAATCATCAAAATATCTCTTTTTAGCCTCTATTATAGCTACTGCTATAACATTTAGTCTTAATTTAATATCTTTATATTTGTTCTTTTTATGGAGTTTTAGTGCTGCTTCTCTACTACATCTATTAAAATACGATATAGCTTCTAATCTTTTCTCCTCATGTAAAGTAGGAGTAATGACTATGTTGGTCATGTAATATGACATTATAGTGGGAATGCTTTTTTAAATGCTGGACAGCACTTATCGTACATTTCTTTTAATTCTATACCTTTTACTTCCTCAAAGTTTGGTGTAGCAGATACTACTTTTAAACGATTTACTTTACCGTCGAAAATTTTTAA